TAAATTTTCCGCAAAATCAATCGTGCCATTCTCGTAATAACATTCAATCATTACTGATGAAGGTGCTTTCTTGCCTTGCCCATCAACAGGGAACTGGACAAATCCGTGAGTATTACTCATATTTAACCTCTATCTACTGCTGCTGGGCTAGGATTGTAACTTACACGGAACTCCTGAAAACAAGTATCCATATCCATATTAGCTTTTTCTAATGCTGTGATACGGGTATCTCGGTCAATGATAGCAAGGCGTAATTCCTTAACAAGGTTCTCAGCTGCAACTGCCCTGCTTTCTGCTGCTATCTGTAGGTTTTGACATTCGCCAAGTGCTGCTGCTAATTCTGCTGATTCGTCCATTCTAATTCTCCTAAGCTGGGTCGTATTCGTTTCTGTCAATTCGTTGTGCTATAGATATATCTGCGTTTTGAGATGGTACTGTTTGATTCCTTCTGTCAATTATTTCATATCCCGCCGATACTATTTTGTAGTAGTACCCTGTTGTAGCAGGTGCAGACCATGTAAAACTTCTGTCGTCTGCTGTACCTGCTGTAGCAACCTCTATTCCGTCAATGATGCTATTATCCGAAGTTTTGTAAATACGAACCTCGGTATTGTCCTTTAGACCAGAAAATGTGACTGACACATCGGCTGATACAGTAACCGTACAACCAGCAGTCCTCACATGGCTATCTGCTGTAACTCCGCTACCGCCAGATATATTTATGGTCATAGAGCCAGTGGCAATATTAACATAAATAGCTTTATCTGCATCAGTAGTCAGGGAATATCCAGTAAAGTCTATATCAGTTAAGGTGATATTTGCAGCAGTACCGCCTATCTCTAAGCCATTACCTGTGCCATCACTTGTGAAAGAGCTTCCAGATATATTTGCCGCCTCAGCAGGACTCGCTGCTAGAACTGGAGAAGTACAGTTATCAAATGATGTGCCTGTCACTGTACTGCCTGCAACGGCAATCTGCCCGCAAGTTAGGAATGTACAACCTGCTACAGTCGTGTTTGAGTCAAATGTAAAATCACCCCATCCAATGAAACTGGTTGTTGTTAGATTTACAGTGGCATTATCTGTTGTTACCCAAGTACCGGGGCTTTTAGTTCCTAATGCTTTCCATGATATGTTGGTCATGTCTACGGTAGAAGATGCGTTTTGAATCTCAACCGTATTAAATGGCGCAGTTACGGCAGGATGGTCGCGCCAGAATAGAGTCTTATTAGAGTCTGTGAAGTTTACAACATTGGTGCTGCTACCTAATTGGTGTAATCCAGATAAGAAGTACGAGCCATTAACAAGCTGAATAAGCCCCCACCTGTCTGTTACGTCGCCTCGATTGGTTACTGCAAGGTCGAAAGATGCGTCAGCGTCACCGCCTGTGCCTAGCTCGTAGATCATATCGCAACGCCCTACGCGAATAGCATCCAGCGCGTTAGGTGCGCCTTTAGTCGGGCCGCCTGATGGCAGGTCAAACATAACACCTACATGATCTTCTACTGCGGATGGGCTACCAGTATCTGCTTCATCGGTAGATTCTGACGGATTGACCGCCGCAAATACCCATCCCATAAACTCAATAGAATCTGAGCCGCCCACATACCAATGCTTGTACGCATTAGTGCCTGAGCCAATCACCATGTCGATGCCGCCATTAGCCTGTATGTCCAGCGAATTAGGCGTGGCATGGGTACACCACATAACAAATGCACCATCTGTACCGACCAATGATGCTCTGTCAGATATACAATCGTAGATTATTCCCTTCTTGGCAGAGGCAAAGGCATTTTTACTAATCATGCCCGTACCTTGAATAAAGTAATCAGTCTCGTCATTTAAGCCTGACGCACCACCACCCAAAGCAGCGGCATTGGCTTTATCGCCAGCCCCTACCATAAGATCGGTCATGTTCGTACTATAGGTACTAGCCGCCATTTAAACTATCAATTTCCTGTTGATTTAAGTTGGTGAAATTTCCTTCCGCTCCACTTTCCAGCAGCCGAGTCCCACCACAGATGCAGATTACGCTCTGGTCAGGTTCATCATTATCCCCAAACCAGAGCAAATCTAAACACTCTGCACACTTAGTATGCAGCCGAGCCATTAAGCAAGGTCAACCGCGTTACGCTCTACAGCAGCAGTAATTGAGAATGAAAGCGATGTAGATTCTGTGATCTGCAATCCTTTCACTACCGCTGTTTGTGCATCCTCAAACCCTGACGCAATTAGCACTACGTCTGCCGCTGATGCAGTAGTTCGACCTTCCTGAGCGTTACCGTTCCAGTCAAAGTCGAAACCGATAGGCGTGGACGTTACGTTGCCAACAATAGGCGAGCCGCTGTTATCGTTCACAATAGTTGCTTGTGGCGATGGGTATGGATGCTCGTCAACTGTAGGGCTTTGTGAAGTTTCTGCCGTACCAACTGCCGTGCCATCAACCTTACGCACGGTGTAATCAGAGCCAGAAGTATTAACCGCTTCAACAACAAACAGTCCGTTATTCGCTGATTCGGCAAATGAGCCAATACGCAAATAATCACCAACCGCATAAACGTCCAGAGGTGTACCTTCTAGGTCATAAGTAGAGCCAGTATTGCCGACTGTACTAATATCACTTGAACCTGTTACCCGTGATGTGCGGTCAAAGTATAACCAGTATTCACCAGCAGCATCATCGACAAGTGTTTGCGAGAAGTTTAAGTTACCAGCAGATACAAATGGGTATTGACGCTCTGTACCACCGTTATCAACCGCACGGTAGTTAGGACGCTCTGCCGCTGAGAAACCTTCGACAATTACACCAGTATCAGTAGGACTGTTTGGGTTAGCAGGTGTGAACGCACCAGATTTGAAGGTTGGGCCAACGAAGCTGGTAAGTCTATCGCCAATGTTACCTACAACCACATTTGCCGTTTCATCAATATCTGATGCTTGGCGAAGTTGGTACTGAGCTTTTTCGTGAATCTCAGCGAGTGTAGCGGTCTTAGGTGTCGCTCTGTCCATTGTGAATGACAGGCTTGTTTCTGAGTTAGTCAAGGCACTTGTAAGCACAATGGTTAGCGTACCAGCAGCATCAGTAGGTGTACCAGAAATAGTATGAGTATCCCTATCGCCACCAGTAGCATCGTGAATTGTTAAAGTACCGCCAGCGTAATCGGCTAACGCTTCACCAGAACCTAGATTTAAACTGGCTGACGTAAAGGTAGTTGTGCCATTAGATACGCCATTAGCTTGTGAATAAGTACCCACATCAATAACAATACCGAAGTCACGTAGCGTTGTTGATTCTACTTCACGGTTATAAGTTTCCGACAAGTAACGAACTCGTACTTCATCCCACGGATCGCCAGTAACAGGATCAGCTTTTGTAATATCAAGGTCGGTGCTATTAGATAGCGGGAACTTAATAATTTTAGACGTGATGGCTGTTTCACCAGCAGATACTAGGTTAGCCTGATCGTACAATTTACCTTGTTCTCGCAAGAACAGCGTTACTGCATTGGCGTTACTGTATGCAGCGGTCATTGTTGTATCAGCCGCGTTGTTAGTCCACGGTGTACCAGTGGTTGTAATAACGGTAGCCGATAAAGTATCAATGACAATCTCGCCGCTTGTAGCGAAGTTATTGCCTGCATCTTCTGCGTTGCTAATCTCAATAGTACCGCCGACCACATAGCCTTCTGTAATCCAACTGCCACCATCGTTACGAGTCAGGGTGTTGTTGGTAGTAAACGCAAAACCTGAGCCAGCATCAGCAGCAGTCACGTTGTCTGAGTACAATACAGCTTCGTTCACCTTATCAGGGTAAATAAAGTTTGTACCCGCGCTGGTATCGGTAGCATCTGAACCGAAACGTAAGTACGCTTGGTCAGCCGCGTTATCGAAGTCACCCAAAGTTGTTGCGTTAAAATATTTCTTCTGAGTTACACCGCTTGAGTCAATTTCATCCCAGCCCGCGTTTCGGATTAAACGGCGAGTGTTCAGGTTATAAGTAGCATCATCTTCCGCTGGCTTCCAGCCTGAGCTATTACCAGAAGGATCTTGCCCGAAAATCCACTGACCAGCCGCGAATGAGATACCAACCATTGGGAACTCAGCAGAGTCCAATAGGTATTGGTCATCATTCCAACGCGCCTTCATGTGTGAGTGAAGTGCTAACTGTGTGATACCATCAGCAGATAAGTTGCCTTGCTCGATCAGGTAAAATGTTTTTGTGAAAACATCATAGTGAACTGACTTCTCTGTAGTTAGTCCGGTAGAGCCAAACACTGATGTTGATTCTGCTGCTAAGTTTACTGGGTCAGTACCTACCACTTTCTCACAAGTAATGGCAGAAGTAGTTGGCGAACCGCCTGTCTCAATATACAGTCCGTTATTACCTGTAGTAGATGAGTCTCGAATCTCGAACACTTCGCCTGCTGCGATTGCTGGTAAGGTTGCCGAACCAGTCAAGACGGTGCGGTTACTTGCACCTGTGCCTGATAAGGTAAACGCTAGATCAGCTACCACATTTTCTTCGCCTTGATTTAGGTCATCAGGCCCGTCTGTAATTAATGCCATTGTTTATTCTCCTAAATTAGCAATGTAAGATTTTAGTTTACTTTCTTTTGATTTGATAGCTTCACTTCGCTCTTTCAAATCAACTTCAAGTCTATCTAAGGACTCTTCTTTGCTATTTAAAGATGCTTGAGTACGGGCTTGTATGCTTCCTACCTTACCTAACTCTGCTTCTAGTGCCTTCAAGTCAGCACTTTTCTCTGCTAAACTTGTTTGTTTATCACTTAATTCCTGTGACTTGGCTTCATTTGATTTACGTATAGATTCAAGTTTAGCAAGAGCAGGTGCATATTCTCGCTTCTCTGCTTCAAAAGCCTCCCGTTCACTTGAACAAATACCCTGTTGTGTTGCTACTAATTGCAAGGCTGCTTTTGCTTTATCACGAGCGTCTGTCAGTTCTTGCAATCTTGCTTCGTACTTATCACGGTCATTAAGGAAGTTAATGAAGGCGATAAATGATTCTTCCTGTTTCATATCATTCACCCGTAAGTGTAAGTTGTTCGATCATCCCAAATACCGCCCTTCTTATCTTTAGCGTTTATAGGTGATTCGATGTCCGTGTCGTCACCGGAAGTTGTGATACGTAGTATTTGCCATACAGCATCTGACGTATTACTTCCTCCTGATGTTGACCCGATATAGGTTAGAGTAGTAGATACCTTGTCAATTTTAACTGGCATTAGTTAGCCTGAGTAATCTCAACAATTGCTTCTGCACCGTTCGTGTAAGAGTTGCTAATAATCCGTACAGACTTCATAGGCCAGTCGCTTAATGAGCCATGTGCGTCTGCTGTGACAGCTGCAAGTGTATCATCATCAACCCAGCCTAGACTTTCTTGGTCTGAGGTTATAGTGAATGGATTATCGTTAGCAAGTTGCACATCTAAACTACAGGTACCAGTAACATTCAACGACACCATTGGTGCAGTCTCCCGATACCAGTCCATTACTTTAGTACACGTAGCAAACTCATCTACCCAACCAATGTCAAATGTATCTGCACCGATTGTTGCTGATGGGGTTATACTCGTTAATGTCTTAAAGTACTTAGTTGATTGAACGGTAGCTGATCCTGCTGGACCTGCAATAGTCTCTATTTGTACACGGTCATCTGCATCTGTACCCACTAAGTCAATAGTCTTTAGTGAGTGGTCAGTTGCTGTGTCGTTTAATACAGAGACTTTATGTGCTAATGAATCACCAACAATAGTATTTGTTAGTGTAAATGTAGCACCCGTTACGTTAGATGCGAAGCCAGTTAGGTTAGCGTCTGCTGGGTCTATAGCTATAAGTATTGGTCGCATTATATTCTCCTATAATCTATCGTTATTAAGAGGCAATAATACCGTGTGTGCGGAGTTTAGCTAAAAGGGAATTAACCTTCGCTGTTAAATCAGCTACGGATTGACCTAGTTCGGCTACAGTAGGAACATCACCGTCTGCAATAGTGGCTGAATCACCAGCTGTTGGTTCGTTAGCTGTCCAAGTAATTGCGTAGTCAGCTTCGGCAGCTGCCTGTGAACCGATTGCTTGAACACCATTGATTTTTAATGTAGCAGTATCAAGACCGCTAAAATGTGTATCTGCCATGTTATTTACTCCTAGCCCGACAAAGGCTGTCAACTCTCCCGTGTGGGGAGATATATAGTTAAGAAAAGCTCCACCCCCTTACGGGGGCTTCGCTAAAATGGTCTAAGCTGGGCTTGAACCAAAGATACCACGAGGATCAGTCCAACCGAAGCTGTAACGACCTGTAGCTTTGTACTTAAGGTTATCTGAATCAAACTCGTTATCATCAGAGAAAGAATCACCCTTACGTTCAAAATGCTTCATACCATCAGGGCAATTAGTTCGGATGAACCAGTTGTTTGCATCTGAAAGGTAGTGGTTCATCTTGACACCTTGTGGGAATTTACCATTCAACACAGCCTTATCATTATCAGCAGTCCCCGGACGCATAGTACTGTTCAGGATACGATCAGCATTGAACTGCTGCTCTACTGGGATAACTAAACACTGTGGTTGAATAGCAATCTTCAAACCGCGGTCATTCTCAAGTTTACCAATGTCAATCAAAGCCTGTTCTAAAGAGGCTTCTGAAAGGTCAGCAGCAGTTGTTAAACGGTTACTGTAAGTACCACCAGATACATTTGCATGTGATGTGCTTAACATAGTTGAACCATCACCGCCAACATAACCAGCTGTTTCAGCACGGTTGTATACATTTGCTGCAACAATTTCCTTTGTTTGACGCATTGAGAAGGCTAGTGCTTGAGCACGTTTCTTACCAATAACATCGTACAAGTCATCTTCAATCATTTCATCAGTAATGACAAAGCCAAGACCATATGAAACGTGTTGGTAACGAGTAAGGAAACCTTGTTTAGCATCATCATATGCTACAGCACCACCTTCCGGTTTAACTGCGGCAAGACCAAACATACTTGTACCCATGTCTTCTTCAAAAGCCTTACGAGAAGAGCTTGTATCAAAAAGACCCGTGTACTCCTCAGCATGTTTGTTGTATGCTTCACCGTACCATGAGTTGACACCAACCTGTAGTGCCTTTGCGAAATTACTACTATTAATAGGCATTATCTATTCTCCTTAGTCAAATGCTGTTTCTGTTTGAGTTACTTGTACCCAGTAACGAGTATTAGCTAAAGAGCTATCGTTATCTACGTAGTCAGGAATCTCAACAACAACGAAGTCAGAGTTTGTATTAGAACCAACTTCTTGAAGTGAAAGACCAGTTGTAGCTGAACCAGCTGTGGCAACTAAGTCACATGGGTCGCCAACAACTAGGTCAAGGTCAGCATCAGATTGAACTTCAAACACTGTATCACGAGCAGGTACGTAGAAAACTACGTAGTCTGTATGTACAGATGCAGAGTCATCGTAATAGATTTTGTTAAGGTTTTCAGGATCGACTGCTGAACCGATAGAACCAGTCATTTCATCAATCTTACCGAAACCAACAGCAACACCTAAAATAGCAGCGTCGTTTGTAGCAGCAACAGCCGCAAGTCCTGACTCAAGGTTTAGCAAGTCACCAACAAAGATGTCGGCTCCGTCAGCTACACCGATTGCTCGGACTTGGCCTGTTACAGAAGCACCAGAAGTGTGCTTAATTGGCGTGAAACCGCGAGGGCGATCTGGATTTGCCATATTTATATCTCCAATATAAGTTTAATTAACCTTAGTAGTGGAGATACTATTATCATGAGATTTTAACTTCACCATAAGTACCATCGTTACCACTATTAAGAGTTCGTTTCATATCAGACTCACTCTCATCAATAGCTCGATTTGCAGCAGCACGATCCTCATTGTAGAGCTCCTTAGAGATTCTCATAAGGTAAGCAGTTGTTCCACTTCCAACACCCTTGGATACCATTGAAGATATATCACTAGAGCTGTCGATGGAAATATCACCAACTGCTAAATCGTCTTGTACAAACTCGTAACCACCAGCGAGAAATTGGTCGATACGTCCTTGCGTGTCATTTACCCAACGATAAACAAACGCATTATCTTTATCAGCAACAGTCATCACATCGCGTCGGCCACTTACTGGGACTCTATTAGGACGATTGTTACCACGATTTTTAGCTTTACTATTCGCCATTTCTACTTTCCTCTTTAATTGTGTCTGTCTTTACAGATGATACTTCTACTAAGTTATTTGCCATTACGGTCAAAATAATCCTTTACGAACTCTTCCTCAGTGATCTTACTCGTACGAAGAATAGTCTTCATTACTGATCGTGCTTCTGAGGGTAAGTCCTTTGCAGTAAATTTAGTCTTACTCTTAGCTTGCCTTGGAGCGGCCCCACCTTCTACAGCAGCTGGCTTCTTACGGCTAGTATTAGTAAACTTATCTGAATAACTGCGTTTAATATGTTTAGAAACTGCTGCGTATACTTCTTCTCGGCTCTTCTCTGGGTGTTTAGTCCAGTAGATTTCACCATAGATGTCTGCATCATCGCGTAGTTCCTGATCGTCATTATACCAAGAGTTATCTGCTATCCATGTCTCGAAATCTTCATTAGATTGCTTCTCTTGTTTAATCTCTTCCTTGGCCTTTTCTCGTTCATCGGCCAGTTGTTCCTCGATCTCAACAACTTTATGATTATCGCCATCATCCATTGCTTCGACTTTCTGTCGTTTTAAATCTTCTATAACTTTCTTCCGTTCATCTGCTCTTATATCTTCTTGGTATTTATTGATGTTTTCAATATCACCTTGAAGACGTTTATTCTGTCGCTTAAGAGAATGAATATCATCGTAAAGTCCTTGTCGGTCTAGGAACTCCTCGGCACTTAAGTTTTTCTTACCTTCGACACCCTCTGGTGACCAACCCTTATCGATAGCACTTAGTTCTTCTTCCGTGTATTCAGGGGCTTCTTCTACTACTTCTACTGCTTCAACATCACCTTTATCTTCGGCTAGTGCTGCTTCAAAGTCTTCTTTAGTAGGTACTGCTACTTCTTCTTCGGCTGCTTCGGCCATTATACTTTCTCCTTAGTATGCACTATTGCAATTACATCTTCATCATTACAAACGATATATGAGTCATCACCATCTTCGACAACTTTACCAGAGTACTTAGCATAGTAAACGGTATCGCCAACTTGAGCCCAAGGATTACCTTCATCAAATCCTAGCCAAGCATTAGGGCCTACACCCTCAATAACACCGATAACTGTTGCTGCTCTATCTCGTTTCCAATCATCACCAACGTCTAACTTAAAACCTTTTAAGGCCCCATCTTCTACTTCTTCTTCAAAGTGTTGTGGCCTAATCAGGACTCTATGTCCTACTACTTCAATCATATAAATCTCCCTCTTGCGGGTCTTCGTACTCGGTATCTAACAGGTCATCTATCCCTTCAATCATTCCTTCGCATCGCATTGCCATATTAAACTCTGAGGCTCTTACGTACCCTCTAAGGGCATCAATGTAATCTTGTTTACGTTGCTCTAGGTTTTTAAAGATAAACTCTGTTACGTTGTTACTTCTCCACTGTTGGTATTCTTCCCTTGTTATTTCCACTCGCACTCTCCTCTTTGGATTGTCTTAACTCATCGAACGCTCTATTAGCACCATCTATAGCACTAAATTCTTTCACTTCGGCTAACTTAGCCTCAATCTCTAGTTTAGCCCAACCCCGTTCACTTTCATCTTGAGCTACCATCTGTTCTAGCTGGAACTGCTCATTAGGACCTTGCGGTGGCATGGTCATAAGCTCTGGGATATTAGGTTGGTCTTGTGCTTCAAGTATACGCTTAGTAACTACCTGTGGGTTTACTGTACCCATTTGCAATACTTCCATCAACGCCTGTGCTTTCATAAGTCGCTGTGACTCTGAGGCTACATTAGGGTCAGCTGATGGTTGTACATTTGTTGTATCCAAACTATAATCAGCTTGGAAGATTTCCATAGCACCTTCTTCACCGATGTCTAGTACTTGGAAGTACGACTCAGGTGGGAGGTAGATGCGGTTAAGTCGGTATAACTTCTTAAACTCTTTCTTAAGGCTACGGTGCATACGCTTATAGATTGAACTAAATACCTTAAGACCTTGTTCAATTACAGCCATCGTAGTCGTAGCTGGCTGATTCTGTCCCGGGTTCTCCCCGGTTAAGATGTCTGTTACAGAGCCTAGTTTATTCGCGCTGTTCACCATCATGTCAAGTAGAGTGAATAATACTTGGCTTGGATCCTTAGTTGGTAGAGGTACGATGCCCTTACGTAAGTCCTCAGAGGTAGAGTTAACTGTCTTCCACTCTCCTAGGCCAAATGCTTTCTTACCACCCTTAATACGGATACCACGAGAGATGAAGCCAGCGTTTAAGTTATTAAGCGTACCGCTGTCAACAAGTTGGTTAATAAGGGTATTGACAGTGTTGTTAATCGGACCAAGTAAAGTACCGAATCCAATATCATAGAAACCTCCGTCTGGGTTAGGTACAAATGAGAACTTAGTGAAGTACTCGACAGGCTTAATCTGAATAACGGTACCATCTTCTTTCAAAGATACGCCTTCATCGTCCCAACGTCTAACAATACGCACTACATTGCCTGTGTCAAGATTTACAGTAACTACGTAAGGCTCTGCATAACCATCATCATCTAGGTCAAGGAAACGATGCTGTTCAAGGAACACATAGGGATTAGAGTCATCGCCATATGAAGGGGCATCTACACCACTTCTATTATCTTCACTGTCGTCTATCGTATCAGTAGAGGTACCTACGTCAACATCAAGGTACATATCCATTGCTACACGTTCATACACGTCGTTCTCAGATAACTCAAGTACGTGCGTCTTACGTGGAGCAGATTCTAGGTCCTTAGTCCAGTAATTAACTACAAGGTCTTTAGGGTAGATAAGCTCACTGACGTTATGGCCAAGGCTAGGGTTAAAGTAAGTCTTCTTAAATACAGAACCAACAATAGGGAGGATAACACATAGCTTATCCATCTCTTCTTCCCAGTTCTCCATTTCTTCAAGAACTTGGTAAGACATATGCTTACCTACACGGATAGCAGATTCACGCTTCTGTCCTGTTGGATCAAAACCACTTACTTTAGCCTTAACTACTTGAGTACCCGATACCAGTGCTGGGTACGCTCTACTTGAGAATTGTAGGGCAGCAGTTGTAAGGATAGGATACTTAACATTTGAAGCACCATCCCAAGGAAAGGACTTCTTCTCAACTGTCTGCATAGCCAAATCCATTGACTCATCGAAACGGTCTTCCCATTCTGCCCGGGAATCCATGTCTTCGTCATAGGCTTCTACAACAGTTGCGCCAATGTGATGGAGGGTTTGCTCATCGAGCTCCTCAGCGATATTATCAAAATCCGCTAAGTCCTCAAAAGAATATCCAGTTTCATACATAAAGTTTAGTATCCGGTAATAATACAACGACCAGTAGAATCGTCATCATCTTCGTATTCATCTTCCCAGTCCTCGTCTAGTTTCTCTTCGTGGGTTAAGCCCTCTATGTACTTATCGAGAGCTAGTCCAACCCATGCTAGGGAATCTACTTGGTCATCATGCTTAGACCTAGGGAACTGTATCATTTCTTGTTCTAAATCTGCGTACCACGATGCTTCTTTGTTAAAGTAGACACCACCAGCTCTCATTCGTGCCTGTATAGAACGTGCCCTACTTGTCTTATCTTTGATAGGTACCATCTCATTAAGTGAGATAAAGATACCCCTATTCTGCATCTCTTTACGTAGGAAAGGGCCAATAGCTTTCTGGATAGCCCCTGCTTCTACTGTGAATATCTCCGGTTTGTACCGTTTATATACACTGAATATCTCATCGATGATCTCAAGGGAATCCCAACGGCCCCTCCGTACATCGATAACGTACATGTTATTTTCACTATCTACACCAACAGTACTAATAACAGTGTAGTCAGCCCGGTCAGCATCTGAGATAGCAAAGTCAACAGCTGAGTAGTAGTAAAGGTGCTTATCAGCTATATCATCATCATCATACGTTAAGAAGTCTTCTTTCTTAAAGTAAGCACTTGCTTCATCAATCGGATAGTTAAGGTACTCTTGACTATAACCTTCTGGCATACCTTGTTGGATATACCCGCGTCGGATCCGTTGTAGACGCTCTTTGTTAAACTTCTCTGGCCACAGAATCTCCGAGAAGTCTTCATTGTGTGCCCGGTACCGCTTAGATGTCCACTCAGGGTCGTTTAAGAGCCTCTCTAAGAGCGAATCTAAGTGTAGGATAGTACCTACTATACGTACCTTACAATCGTCTGCTCCAGCGGGTAAGAGGGCCTTAAAGAACCAGTTACGGAACTTCTCGCGACGGTCCTTATTCATTACCATCTCATCATTCTCAAGGTCATCCCCAAGAATCATATCAGGTCGTCTATTACGCCACTTCATACCACGAACTTTCTGTTCAGAACCCTTAACTTCTATTCTGAACTGGTAACCATCTTCCATTTCAACGATTACTTTGGTTTGTGCATCGGTAGTAAACTTCATCTTACCGAATAAACCGACTAATTCTTCATTTTCTTCCAGTTCTATCTTAATATCACCTAAGAACTGTATGGCCTGCCCTTCTGTATCCGATACAATAACGATATACTTCGCTTCTCGGAATAATGCTGCACTTAAGGCAAAGCTAAGGGTTACGCTGGTACTCTTAGCGTGGCCACGAGGGGCGGCTAGTGCTACCCAAGGGTCATCTAAACAACACATCTCCCATAACTCTGAATGAAAATCAGGTATTGGGGTTGGTTTATCAAACCTACTAGCAAGAACTGACCCAGTAAATCCTTTTACTCCGTGAGCCGTTAACTTCAATTACTCGCCTTTATGCTTCGTATTGTACTTTTTACCTTTCCAAGTAAAGATTTTTTTACCAGCTGCACGAGCCGCCTTAAATGCTGAACCAAATGAAGGTGTCTTCTTAGCTGGGGCCTTCTTAGTAGCTGCTTTCTTCGCTGCTGCTGCCTTCTTGCGGTCAGCTGGACCACCTGTACGTACGATAGTGGTCTTAGTACTACCACCCTTACCGCCTGTCGTAGACGGTGTACGTTTCAAGGTAATACGGCTACCTTCGCCTTTCTTATGTGCTGTCTTGAAAGGGTCTTTCTTATTAGTACGTGTCAGAGCCTTGACGATTGTATCACCACCTGACTTCTTACCGCCCTTAACAGGGCCCGGGTTACGTACACGTTTCTTAGCTGTAGTAGTTGTAGGTTTACGTGGTGCTCTACGTCTTGATGCTCGTGTGGCCATTACTTATCTTCCTTTGTGACTAACGATACTACAGAGCCACCAGCAACCTTCTCAAACTTCTCTTGGAGAGTCTCTAAACGGTCTTCTAAGGTAGACTTAGTATCTACATTAATATTCTCACCCCGTACAAGGGCACGTTTGTCGTACATGATACCTGCAATAACAGCTGAATCTCTAGCTGAAACAGGTTTATAATCTACCTCAGAACCATTCTTGAATGGGTCACCCTTAATCAAGCGGTCAGCTGTATTCTGTAAGGCAAGGTCTAGGATACTGGATAACTTGCGGTCAGCTGCTTGACCCGCTACAGAACGAGCAGCATGGCATACTTCTGTAAACCACTCAGTACGTTTCCAAGCAGCACAGGTACCGTAGGTTAGTTCAGCTATTTCAGCTGATTTACGCATAGAGTTACCGCTAACGTAAGCAATAAAGAAATTAGCTACTTTAGCTGAATCTGTATGTGAACCCTTAAGGTTCTCAATTATCTGTACTAGGTGACTATAATCTAGTTTAAATGAAGGCATCTATTTACCCTTTCGTTTGGTAGCGGTCTTCTTTCTACCCGCTGTCTTAGTTCTAGCAAAAGAACGATTACCTTTCTTAGATTGAACCTTGAGATTACTCTTACTATTATTCTTGGTATTATTATCTTTATGGGCTACATCTTTACCAGCTATCTTCTTACCCGCTTTCTTAGCAATTAACCGGGCTCTGTTATTAGCTGCACGTTTAGGCTTCTCACCTCTAGCATCGCTAGTACGCTTTTCTTGCTTGTAGTTACGCTTGTAGTTAGGAGATGAAGGCACTAAGCTGCTCCACCAACACACTTACCATTGACCATCTTACCACCAACAGCTTTACAATTACGGATAGCTGCCTTAGAACCAGAGCCCTTAGTGTACCCCTTCTTACTGGAAGGAGGTATAGAACCCATGGCTAATTTTTGACTCATCTTCTTTTGCATTTCTAAATCTCCACCTTAGCTACTTCTTCAATACGGTCTACACAACCAACAGGGTATTCATTTACATCTGCCCATTTCTTATTAATCTTATCGTAGGTAGACCCTATTCTGTAGACACCATTTGTCTTATTCACATAGAAACCAGCTGACTTAAGAACTGGAAGGGCTTTAGTAGGTTCATCCTGCCACCCTGATGTACACTCAATATCTTTCCAATGTACTATTACCAATCGTTTCTTCATTTAGCTGATACCTGAATTAGGGGGTTCCAAGTTTTTGTCAGCTGAGTTGGAACCGTAAAAGGAACTCAGGTTGAGCTGAGAAATCAATCTAGCTTCAATTCTTGTTACTGGGACAGGGCGGGTGGGTACCACCGGGTATATTAGCTATACCTATGTAATATAAGTAAGCTAAGCTGAATAAAGAATCTCCTAAGTCATTCAGAGTAGAATACCCTAGGAGTTTTACAAGGTGTGTGAAGTGTATATAACCTTGTAAGCTAAGACAGTATAAATTTCCTTAGTCTATACTAATATTATACCATATATACTAACAAAAGTCAAGCACTTTCTTCATCTAATTTAGTGATGTGAGGTATAACAAGGACTTACAGGGAAGGGCTCTTTAGAAAATATATAAATTGTGACAAGGGGGGTATCCTCCCCATCTGGCAAGGGGGCGGTCTTTGTCCCCCCGTACCCCTCGGCTTGAACTGGATTAATTCTAAGGATAACCCCACGTATACTGGGTCAATTGGTACACCTCAGGCAGGCTGGTATACCTCGGGTATAACTCAGTTAGCTGGATACAATTGGCTAACCCCATCGAGCCTATGTTGTCCCTTTGTCCTGAGGACGTTGGATTGTAAGGGGAGACCCCCCCCCATATAAACCAAGTACTTACCAGTCAATCACCATATACCCCCCAGACCGCCGGAGAGCCCTTGTAAGCGACTATCTATAAACCCTTACCATAGCACTACTACGTTCAGGTTATAGCCTTAGACGTACAGCGCACCAACACAGTGCAAGAGTGCACCAGGATAGTGCAATATAATACATAACCTTATCAATACCTTATGGCCTAGATGATAATCATTATCAATAACACGCACTATTATGGTGCAAATCAGGGTATACTTATATACTAAACTGTAATAAAATCAATGACTTAAAACTTGGCACGGTAACTGCATTATATTACAGTAACTTTAACAGGCCATTTGGCCACACTTATATCAGGGGTATAAAACATGACTAAACTAAACATAGGCGACACACTTCCAAACGGGGCTTTACTACTAGCCGAGCATAACAACGTGGTATTAGCCAAGGCACGAGGCGTAGAGCCTTATGTAACGTGGGAACATAACGGCGACTATGGCACTTACTGGGGTCACTACTTCCGTAATGAAGCCGATGCAATGCGCGACTACTTAAACCGTTCTAACGTGGGGGCATAGGTTAATGATAGACTTCAAATACTACTGGGGCTTATACGTATATTGTGGCGTTATGTTTTTACTAACACTTATCGAGAGGGTTTACGCATGAACTATTACACTACAATCAACGGGAATATTAAAGGCGTACATGACAACATAGCCGATGCACGTCGGCAGTTATTAAAGGCTGTACTGGTACGCTCAAAGGACTACTTTCACGCGCTCACTAATGACTATATGGGTATTGATGGGTTAATGAGTGTACACGTTAACGGCGACGATATTAAAATCGAGAGGGTAGCGGGATGATTGACAAAGACGATGAAAATTACAAGGCGGGTTATCAGGCACACTGGGAATATATCACATTTGGTATAGAGCCAGAGTACACACCAATTCAAGACGGCTCGCCACAAGATGAAGCATATATGGCGGGATGGAGTGCATCGGAAAGAGTTAAACGCTGGAATTAATTGACAGGGTATAGAGTATATGAGATTATGTACTCTATGCCGTATCAATTGGATACGATATACAACCAAAAGAGGGTAAGACAATGGAATTAGTACAAAATGACACAACCGAGCAAGCTATCGATTTTCAACTAGTTGAGCAATACGAGAAGGACTTGACCAAGGCCGCTACTGATATGCTTACAGGTGAAACTGGATACAAGGCGCAAGTGTACAAGCTACTTGGCAGTGAGCACCACCTAGACGAAGGTATGCTGGCAATGGTGCGTATGTTCAGTGCTATTGAGCATAGCTATACTAAAGAGCAGGGAAAGGAAAAGAACCAAACACTATCTAAGCTACGCAAGGCTATAGCTAGATTTTGTGAAGATACTGATACTGAAAAGCTCACAGTTAAGGTGCGTAAAGTATCAGATGTAAGTGATAGCTTAATGCATACCGACCACGGCGAGGGAACCGTTATGGCTCTCGTACCCGCTAAAGCTCAGGCCAAGAAACAAGGTGGCGAGGGCTCAGAGGGTGAAGGTGAGCAAGAGTCAGATGGTGATGCGCTTATGGCTACACTAGATAGTGAGTATCAGGTCGCGGTCAATGCTTTTCGCAAAGACCCTTGCCTCAATAACAAGCTAATACTTGACGGTATCATGGAGCAGATGATAACAGTGAGTGTATTAGCGGCTTAGGTTTATCAGATACCCTTGTATTATGCAGGGGTATCGAATAAACTTATACCAAGGGTATAACTTACTACATTCACGAAAAGGAGAAGGACAAATGAATAACTACACATACGAGCAAAAGGTAGAAATGTATAAGGCAGGCACATACAAATTTGAAGTACCACCTGTATGCACTGTACCTTGGGACGTGGATAGTTGGATAAGGTTTATTGATGCCTGTGATGGGTGGCCTAAACTAGAGCCGATATGAGCTTGACAGGGGTATAGGCATAGGGTAGCATAGGGTATATGGAGAAAGTCGCTTAGAGAGCTTCTAAGGAGCTTACAAAGGACATTTAGATATGAACATAGATAACTTACTACATACAATCGAGACTAATGCCCCTAAGCGGTTCAGGGTGTCACTTGATGCACCTAACACATACCCTGAACTTATATCTCGGTATAACTCGGATGGGATATTGACAGTGTATAGCGGTGCTAGTGATAAGTGCTTATATCCTGAGCGGTATAATCATCTGTTTAGGGCTTGGCATGATATGGTACACATTGATAATGGCTTGACGTTTAGCTTTGATGATGAGCTTGAGGTAGCTCGGATACAGTGCAGTAAGTGTAAGGACTTGTTATCTAAGGACTTATTATGGCTTGACATAGCAGGCCAAGTATGGTACTATGAAACTCATAAGAAATATGTTGACAACCAAGCTGAGTTCGTGTATGGTTTATATGAATCTGGCTTACGATATGGAGATTTACCAAACTAAACTTATACCACAGGTATAACTAATAGGAGAAAGAATAATGGTACTAACAAAAGAAGATATAGGAAAACAGTTCAAGGTGATAGATAATACATGCTGCCATGACTTTTACATCGGTGAAATTGTAGCCTTTAAGGGTTTCGATGGCGATGGACACGCGATGTTTAATAACTCAGAAGATTTCTGGTGGTTAGATGAAGACTATGAAGTGGAGAGAGTATAATGACTACTTTCACGAAACACGAGCTATTTATGAACCAAGCACCGTCATTTAACTTTGAGCTGGATGCAGACGAGTTACTGGCTAAGGCTCTCGAGCTTGGCTTTGTAACACCAGTCGATGGTGAAGATGACCTATACGTTATGAATGAGGATTATTGAGATGAAAATTAAACACGAACAGCCATTCATCCTCTTTAGCTCGGATGTATCAGGGCACAATACCTTAGCTGATATTATAAATGTATCGTCTATTGTATCTGACCTACAGAGAAAAGAGATACTATTCAAACAGTTACTGGGTAAGTGGCGCGGTAATCTTGAGGGTGCATTCCTTGTCAATGCCTCTCATCGTGATGAAGTACTTGAACTGGCTGATAAGTATAACCAGACCCACGTACTTTATGTGGATGACAGGCGTTCAGCGTATCTTATTACTGTGGCCGATGGTAGGCAAGAGTTTATTGGTACGTTTACAAGGGTTGACAAGGACTTTGCTTTGTGCCAAGATACCTATACATATGACCCACAGCATGACCAATATTGGTGTGTTAAATAAATTTATACCGGAGGTATAACTATGAACACGCAAGACAAGGCTATTAAAGATTATAAGGACAAGATAAAGAACCCCATGACAGCGATACGGGCATTCTGTGTCTCTTGTATGGGTGGGTATGTAGGTGAGGTTGGAAGCTGTACGGCTAAGGACTGCGCCCTGTACCCGTTCAGGATGGGTAAGAACCCCCATCACACTAGAAAACCTAAACCAGGGCAATAATATGCCTTATTAAGGAGGATTTATCATGGCTATGTACTACTGTAAACAATGCGGGACATTGACAGATGATGACTATGACCCAATGAATGAAGATGAGTTATGTACTGACTGTGCATGTGAAACATATGACTTATCTTATGATGAACAGAAACATGACTACTTGGAGGGACTTGGCCTTGATAGAGACTAAACCAACCCTGACCCACTACGTGGATACTGTGCTGGCTTATATCGCTGGTATAACATTAATTGGCCTGATGATATGGGCTACCGTATACAGTGAGCACTTTGACAATACATTCCTTGTGGGTGGATTACCAAGTGAAGCTGTACAAGTTGATTGTGAATAGGAGAAAGCTATGAGCCTAGTCGAAGATAAACCTAAAACCTCTTGGCGTGTATATGAGGGGAAACATTACAGTATTGAGGTTGTGTGTTGGGTGAAGTGGGTTGACCGTGACAAGAATGAACCTGTATATGGTTGGAATGTGTACCTTTATATCATGTCAGAGCATAACCTATATGATAAAGATTCATTCTTAAAAGACCAATTGCCTTGGCATTGTGGGTGTACATATGACTCGAAGGTTATTGAGCAACCATTTGAGTTGAAGTATGATTTTCAAAGGGTAACTGAGTATAAGAAGATAGGCTCAGATTATAGCCACCTGTATGACGATGCTTATGAAACATTTAGTCCTAGTGATGGTATACCTGCTAGTATTCACTGTGACGTATTGGAGTTAATTAAAACATTAGAGGATTAAAGCTATGAAACCACAAACTATATTTAACCGAGCAGTAAGGCACTTGAATAAACAGGGTAGTAGATGCCTCAATGACAACGGGGCGTGTGCTTATCGAGGTAACGAGGGTGCTATGTGTGCTGTAGGGGCGTTAATACCTGACTCGCTGTACGAGGAGACTATGGACGAGAGTGGTGGTAAAACCGTTACAACGGTGATGAAGGAGTACCCTGCTGTGGTTAGGTATTTGGGTGCAGATAATATCGACCTCTTAAGGCACTTACAGTCAATACATGATTCTGTATCAGTTGAGAGGTGGCGCATGAAGCTCCTCGCCCTTGCGGCAGAGATGGGACTCAAAACCACAGTAATGAAGGAGTGGACACTATGAATACACTAGATAAAATTAAGGTAATGCGGGCGTATGTTGATGGAGCTGATGTTCAATACAAGCGCATCGATGGTACTTGGGACAAGGCATCTACACCCTGTTGGAATTGGAGGGATAGAGAATACCGCATCAAGTCTAAGCCAGTCAAGCAATGGGTTAATGTTTATGAGGGGGGTGCGCTTGGTGCTAACTACGACACCAAAGAAGATGCTGAACAGGCTGCTAATGGTGAACAACTTAGAACTATACTCATGCGTGAGGTTGAGGGTGAGTAAGTATACTGATGAAGAACTAAGTGTTATGGCTAAGAGGTTCCTAGGTGACTTGGGTAGTCTAGAAACTGAGTTTATACTTCATGTGCTCTGTCAATCCTGTGGATATACAAAGCAAGCAGCCATTAATAAAATTAGACGGATGGTTATACCGGAGGTATAAGATGGAAGGTAAGAAACTTATCGTAATAGATGGGCTACCGTACACTGTACCCTACTATTATAGTTGGATTGGCTCAGATGTATTCATTATCTTCGATGAAACACTACGTTCACGAAACGAAGACCTTGTACTTACAGCTGAGCAGACAGCTTTTGTAACATCTGAAATAGCAAAGGAGTTAAGAAATGAGATGTAAATTATGTGATACACCTCTACTACCTCACGAGGTTGTATGGGATGAGGAACGTGGAGAACACGAGGAGTTCTGTAAGGTATGCCAGAAGGTTGAGCTGCAAGATGATACAACTGATTACCTTGAGTCACTTGGTATAGATGTAGGTGACAGCGGGATTGTCGATTACGATTAGCTGGGTTGACGGATACCTAAATCCGTGCTATAATATTAAGTATAGTTTAGGTAATATTTATTAGTTATTAACAGGAGAGATAGAAATGACAAGTTTAAGAAAAGAACACCAAGTTGGAGATGTGTTTGAGGTTGTTAACACAGTAGTATTCTGTAATAAGATTTGTATTGGTGATATAGCTGTTATGACAGACAATAATTGGTTTGAGCTGATAACTGGCGAGTATGCGGGGCATGGACAGATTGATAGTACGTACCAATCTGTTAAACGTATCTACCCACCGCTACCAGAAGAACCAGCGGAACCAGTAGAGACTATTACTCTCATGGGCAAAGAGTATGACAAAGCCGAGATTGAACAGGCATTGGCTGATGTATTACCAATGGAGGATAAGTAGATGGAAGAATGTAAAGACAATTGTACAGAGAAAGCAAAGCCTGACTACAGTAAGTTTAAGGCAGGTAAGACATTTAGGTTTAATAGACATGGTTCTTCATACGATGGTCGTGTGTACATTGTTGTCGAAACTAAACCTTTAGGGCTAGAGCATAAAGTTCTGGCATCACTTCATAAGGGTGAGCTATGGTCGGACGATACAGTCTGCTCGCCAGAGTATATTGACAAATTTACTGAAATTAACTGTTGCTTTAAAGAAGTATGAGTAAAATAGTAGGAGATGAACCTTGCCCTTCATGTAGAGCGAAGGGTGGGGATGCTACGGGTAACCACCTCATGCGCTTTGAAGATGGGGGTGGTTATTGTAATCGATGTGGCTACACTGAGAAATCAGGAGAGCCTACTTTCACGGAGAAGGCTACAGATACTATGGCAGAGTTCAACGAAGTAAAGGCACTCCCTATCATGGCCTTGAAGGACAGGGGTATTGATAAGGATGTATGTGAGCACTACGGTATTCACACAGAGTTTAATACAGAGACTGGTAAGCCAAGTGCGTATTACTACCCATTCACCGTAGGTGGGACGGTTAAGGCATATAAGAAACGTACCTTACCAAAGACATTCACTAGCGTAGGAGAGAGCTTAAAGGGACAGACACTACAGTTCATAGGCCAAGCGTATTGTGGTACAAATAAGAAATTACTAATAACCGAAGGCCAAGACGATATGTTAGCTGCCTTCCAGATGTTATGGAGGTCTTACCCTAAGTTAAAACCAAGTGTAGTGAGCCTACCCAACGGGGCTAATGTAAAAGCATTCACTGATAACAAACAGTTCTTAGAGCAATTCTCAGAGATAATATTCTGTGGGGATGATGATGAAGCAGGTAAGAAGGTAGCGAAGGATATTGCTAACTTATACCCAGATATAAAGTTCATGGCTTTATCCGAGAAAGATGCTAATGAGATGTTACTCAAAGGTAAGGCCAAGGAGTTTATCAATGCTTTCTTTAAGGCTGAGACTCATATCCCTGACAGTCTAATTACTGTTGATGATGTATACGATGAAGCTATTGAGATGCCTACTTGGGGTAGACTATGGCCTTGGCCTAAGCTAAATGAATATACTTATGGCAGACATAATGGCCAAGGTATCTACGTAGGGGCAGCTGTTAAGGCTGGTAAGACAGCTTGGAAAGACCAAATGGCTGAGCACATAATCGTAGCCGAGGGGTCTAAGGTATTCACCTGTTCATTTGAACAGTCAGGTGCTAACCTTGTTAAGGCTGTAGCAGGTAAGCTGGCTCATAAGCAATTCCATAAGCCAGATGGTGACTTTACTCAGGAGGAATTAACTGAGGCTGTAAACCAAGTAAGAGGTAAGATACTAATGTTCGATGCCTCTTACGCTGACATATCAGCTGGCAATATGTGGGATAGACTTAAGCCAGCTATAAGACATGCTGTTGTAGTGGAGGGCGTTAAGGATGTGATGATTGACCCTATTACTCAGCTGACAGATGGCATGACACCAAGTGAGACAGAGACAGAACTAAGACGGTTTAGTAATGAGTTGGCTGGTATGGCCAAGGAGCTAGACTTCTTCTACTATTGTTTCTGTCACCTTAAGGCACCACTGCAAGGTAAGACACATGAGGAGGGTGGTAAGGTTAAGGTAGCACAGTTCCGTGGCTCTCGGGCTATGGCTGAGAAGACTAAGCTGATGCTAGGCATTGGTCGTGACCAGTACGCAGAGGACGAGATTGAACGTAACACATCTCATCATCACCTATTACTTAATAGTGGGTTTGGTAAGACAGGCACGTTTGATGTATTTTATGATGATAACACGGGGACGTACTTAGAGCCTCCGAAGGAGTTTGAGTGATGAGGACTATTATACACGTTAACCAGCACCACATTAAGCACAATAGGAAATACCCAGATAAGGCCAAACCAGTATTGACCGTCAAGGTTGGCAAGGATAATTTCTACTGTAATGAGGTTGAGTTTGGGGATGGGTCTAGGGTTGTCTACCGTCCTGATAACCCGCTACCTTGCGGGGCTCATGTCTGGATTGAAGTGGCAGATGATATTAGGCAGGGGGCTACCTTCCCCGATGGGTATATGACGTATACTGAGACTAAGGGGGTTAAGGGGTGACTATCTACTTCTGTGACATCGAGGGTAATGGCTTGCTAGTGGAGAAAGATGGTAACCCACCTATCTCTAAACTACACTGTATGTCTGTGAAGGCACTTGGCTGGGAACCAGTAACCTATACAGATATTGATACTCTACGTGGTTGGTTAGGGGTACTACGGGACAACACTACACTTGTACTACATAATGGTTTTGGGTACGACATGGATGCCCTAGTTAAACTTGGAGTTATATCTGGGTATAACTTGACTACCTTCACGCTTCCAGATGGTACCATAAAGAATGTACAGATTATAGATACACTAGCCCTTAGCAGGGAATGGTGGCCAGATAATCCACGAGGGCATGGCTTAGAGGCTTGGGCTAAGTATCTTGGGACACACAAGCCAGAGATTGAGGACTGGCACAACCTACCAATTGAGGAGTACATTGACCGCTGTGAGAACGATGTTATAACAACTGAGAAAGTATTTGAGTTTCTTATTGATAAACTAGGAGTAACTTATGCCAGTTAAGAATATTTGTTGTGAAGAAAAGAAGTGTACTAGTGATTGGCCTTATCCTTGCCTAATTAAGAACTGTATTACAGATAGGGTTTATCTCGTCTGGGATAAATATTTAGGTACAGTTGTCCAAGGCGATGGCATTGGAGAGGCTTCTAAGAAGACGGATAAGGCAAAGTCTTGGCATAGTGAACCCCATTGCTGGAAGATGTATGAAGGTACAGTTACCCTGTGCAATTCTAATAATTGAGGAGTAGAGGTATGAGTGACTTTGCATGGGCTTTACAGATGATGCAGCAAGGCAAGAGTGTAAAACGAAAAGGGTGGCAAGATGGTGTGTGTGCTTATTTTCATGACCCTAAAAAGAGTGAAAATCATCGGGGTAAGTACGCAAAGGAGTCCCTTAAAATGCCATACCTAGCAACTTGCCACGTAGCCGCTTGTGAGTTAGCTGGAGTTAGGCTTGTGTCTGACTTCTTAGCCGTTGATTGGGAGTTAATGTATGAGTGATGATATTGAAGTAGAATCTTTCAACACAACGGTTAGGGATTTTGAGGCCATCACAAGTATGCTTCATAATGCTGAGGTAGAGGGGTTACTAGTGGAAGTTGTATGGTCTTTCCACCAAGCAGCATCGGCTGGCGATAACATACCGCAAGCTACGGGCTTTGCTTTAAGTGAATGGGATATTATATGATTAACCTTCCATTCAACGTAGAACTAGCCAACGCCACCTACTACCTCATGCAAAAGCAAGAGCGACAAGGTGTGTGCTTTGATGTAGAGGCCGCTAAGGAGCTCGTTAAGTACATTGATAACCGTATGCAAGAGATTAAGGATGAGGTAGAACCTAAATTACCTCAACGTCCCTTGAATAAGGGAGAGCAAAGGGATTGGACACCACCTAAGATACAGTTTAAGAAGGATGGGACTCCCTCTGCTAATTGTCTTAAGTGGTTTGAATTGGTTATGTTGGACGACGAGGATAAGTGGGTTGGCCTTAAGAATAAAGGGTCTTATAGATTACCCCATAACGAGCCCATTATCAACTCACTACCAATGGAGCTTAAGCACCAACAGTACCTAAAGAATTGGTTTATGTCTCTTGGATGGAAACCTACACTATGGAACTTCCAGAAGAAGAACGGTTCCTTTGTACGTGAGAATGGCCAGTTGGTTAAGACCTCCCCTAAGTTCCATGATAAGGGTCGTCTATGCCCTAACTTAGAGTCACTTGGGGATAAGGTATCTCTATGTAAGCCAATTGTAGAGTGGCTGTCCTTACGTAACAGGCGTTCTGTACTACTCAATGAGGAGAAAGGCTCTGGCTGGCTATCTAACCCCAGGTTAGCTGTTGATGGTCGATTAGGAGCTGCCTCGAGTGGCCTGACTAATACTAAGAGGCAGAAGCACACTGTAGTAGCTAACGTACCTAGCTCTGATGCCTTACTTGGCCATGAGTTCCGTTCTTTATTCAGAGCCCGTAAGGGTATGACAATGGTAGGAGCTGATGCAAGTGGCCTAGAGGCACGTATTAAGGGTCACTATACGTTTAAGTATGATGGTGGTGAGTACGCACGTAAGTTACTTGACCCTGACTTTGATGAACACCAAGAGAATGCTGAGCTGTGGGGATGTGCCCGGAACGATGCTAAATCTCCCGGGTATGCACTTCAATATAACTGCCAGCCCCCTAAGTTTGCTGAGACACTTGGAGTATCCTTGGCTGAGGGTCTACCCCATTACGATGCGTACTGGAGACAGAACTGGGCTGTTAAGGATGCTATTACTGAGACTGAGCAAGAGTTTGAACGTAACTTTAAGAAGTACATCACAACTATTGACGGGTCTAAGATTGTTACACGAGCTAAGCATTCTGTATTTAATGCTAAGTGTCAAAGTACAGGAGCAAAGTGTATGGACTTAGCTGGGTGGATAGCCGATGAGATGTTGACGGAGGCAGGTATTGAGGCTTACCGTACCATCTATTATCACGATGAGTTACAGTACGAGTGTTACCCAGATGATGCGGAACGGGTAGGGGAGATTCTCGTGGAGGCAATTAGAGAAGCTGGTAAACGGTTTAATCTAAACGTCCCATTGGATGGTGAATATAAGATTGGTAAGTCATGGGCAGATACCCATTGACACCAACTTATACCCATGGTATAATATAAGTATAGCGAGGTTGATATGAATACATTATTAATATTGTTAGCATTAGCAGCACCTGTAAACCCAGAGGTTATACATACTGAACTACTTTCATGCGAAGGACTATCAGCGGGTGATGTAGTGTTGGTTGTGAATAACGGGCAACCGTATAAGGTGAAGATATTAGATGTACATGGGGATTGTCATGTTAATTTAGTGGTACTTGAGGTAATTGACAATGAGTGAACAATTGAAGCCGTGTCCGTTTTGTGGAGGTGAGGCAACCATCTCAATAATGAGTTATGGAAATGTAGTTTTATGTGAAAATTACTCGCTCGCTCGATGCCCACAAAAAGTAGTTTACGAAGATATGGGAGTAACCCCAGCAATCAAAGCATGGAACACCCGCACAAGCAACGATAAGGGAAAGCAAAATGACTGAGGAAGAAGCTAAAACTAAATGGTGTCCTATGGTGCGGGAGTCAATAAGCCCTGTTGATGACACAAGTATTAATAGGGATGTGGGAGACTGTCACTATAACTGCATCGCCAGTGATTGTGCGATGTGGGTTAAGGATCTCGACCTTATAAATCCTGAGTGTAGGGGCAATATATTAATTGAATGTCGGTATAAAGAATCTGACACCGAAGGTCACTGCGGCCTTATTAACAAATAAAGGTAAGGGGTGATTAACCATCGAATATAGGAGATAGGTTAGTGAGAATATTAAAACAACTTTTTTGCTTTCACCTTAATTGGATGCCTTATCGCGGCCTTGCTTACCAACCAGCTAAAAGGTTTGGGAAAGATATTTATGAGTGTGAGAGCTGCGGGAAAATTAGAGGGTTTGATAAATTGAATCCTCCCATAAATTATAGGAGATAGGTTAGAGGCATGAACATCACACCGACACAGACGATGAAGATTGCTGAGAAACTAGGTAAAAATATAGCGGAAGATTTTAATTTTATTCCCGAAAGAGGTTCTGTATATATCGGACGATGTGATATACAGGATACAGCTCAATGTATAAGATTCAACCCAACCGACCCCGCAATAGTGCTGGAGATGATTGATTACTTACGCAAACAAAGCACTGTAGTAATAGAAACAATTGAAGGGGAGTGCAGAGTTAATTATGAATATGGTAGTGAATCCCTAGCCTCCTGCGTTATTGAAGCCATGCTTAAACAGATAGAGGATAAGTGATGAGTCCAGATGAATTCAAAGCTATTTGTATTGAGTTTTCAAATGCACCAGATGATGCGGAATGGGGAGAAGAACATCCAATTTTTAGGATGGCTCAAGACGTAGACAATCTAAATAAACAACTAGCAGAAAAAGATAAAGAGATTGAACGGTTGCGGGGTGCTTTGGAAGAATACAAAGAGGGTTGGACTGTTATGCTAGACGAAAATTATAACCATGTATGTGTTCACAATAGCGAGTTCGTTGGTGGTAATGCACTACAAGGTAAATCGGAATAAATAGTTGCACTCTTACTTTACCTATGGTATAATATAGGTATAGGTTAAATAAAAAGGGAAGTAAATGACTTCTACAGATATAAACAGAGAGGCTAAGTTACTACTTTCACAGGCAATCAAGCTAAGGATACAAGTACCAGAAGGAGATTTACCTAAACGAGCAGATAAAGATATATTTAAGGCAATTCAATTATTAGTTAAACTACGGGGTTTCCCCAAGAAGGAGAAGTAAATATGGCTATTGATGTAACAACTGGTGGTGGTGGTTCTAAGATTCCTCGTATCGATGATGGTATGTACCCTGCACGATTATACTCAGTTATTGAACTTGGTACACAGAAACGTGACCCATTTGAAGGTACTCCGAAGGATGACTGTAAACAGGTAATCTTTACTTTTGAGTTCCCCACTAAGCAAGTAGAAATTGATGGGGCTATGAAGCCACGTATTCTTGGTAAGACATACAACATCTTTACCTCTGAGAATGCAGCTCTGCCTAAGTTAATTGCAGCACTTGACCCAAGCGGTTCTTTATCAGGTGGTGGTGCAGATGCAGGTAAGTTGGTAGGTGTAGCTTGTATGATTCAGGTTGGTTCTACGTCAGGGGGTAAGGCTAAGATTACTAATGTCTCACCTCTTATGGAAGGACTTGAAGTAGCTGATGGTGAGCTGGAGCAATTGGTATTTGACTATGACTACCCTGATATTGAGGTCTTCAATAAGTTACCTCAGTGGATTCAGGAAAAGCTAACAAGCTCTGTTGGGTACAAGACAAGTGCGTTAGCTCCCTTAGTAGCAAGTAAGCCAACTGAGGCTCCCGAAGTACCACCAGAGGATGATGTTCCTTACTAAGTAGGTTTTCCCTGAGCAACGGAATAAAAAGGCTCACCTTTATTTATACCAAGGATATAAGTTATGGCAATTGACCTATCAGTACCAGACGTAAAGAAGACCGATTTCGGTCCTAACCATTGCCTTATTGATGGAGATATTATTCACTATCAAGCTGCCTCAGTTGGTGATGCAGTAAGCTACCACTGGGAGGGGCATGAACCTACTAAGTATAAAAAGGATGCCTTGGCCTATGGTGCTATTCATAGCCTAGACCCAGATAAACTTATCAAGGTTATTACTCCAGAGCCAATAGCTAATGTACTTCACACGGTTAAGGTAATGATACACTCTATCATGGAGGCTTGCGAAGCAGGTGAGGCTACAATCTACCTTACTGGCAAGGGTAACTACCGAGAACAGATTGATTCAATAGCACCTTACAAGGGGCATAGACCGACTGAGAAGCCTACTCACTTTGCTGCTGTAAAGGAGTACTTGCTTAAGCGGTTTGATGCTGTGTTAGTTGAAGGTAAGGAAGCTGATGATGCTATGGGAATTGCTCAAATGTCTGAGTATCGCGCTACCCTAGCTTCTATGAAGTTCGATTTAGCTACAGATATTAAAACTACAAGAACTGTTATCTGTTCCACTGATAAAGACCTTAAGATGATTCCCGGCTGGCACTATAATTTCCAGAAGCAAGAGAAGTTCTGGGTAGCCCGAGATGAAGCTGACCACTGGTTCTACCAGCAACTACTTATGGGGGACTCAACAGATAACATCAAGGGCATTAGCGGTATTGGCCCTAAAGGTGCTGCTAAGTTACTTGAGGGTTGTACGGATAACCTAGAGCGATATACAGTGTGTAGGACTAGGTACACTAAGGCTGGTCAAGATGATTATGACCTATTAGAGAATGCTAATCTTTTATGGATACAACGTGAGGAGAATAAATATTGGACACCACCAACGAACGCAAGTTAGAGTCAGTTACAATTACACTTACTAATGGAGATGATGAAACGGTCGAATGTACAGCGGCTGAGGTATTTGGTGCATTCATGTACTTCTTTGACGATGGTGGCACCGCCCCCATTAGGTTAATGACAGCAGATATAATCGTGGAGGTTGAGTATAATTATGCCGTACAAGAGGCAGCGTCAGTACACCCGCTCCAGTAAACGTGGTAAGCAACCTAAGCCCTATCGGTCATGGTTAGAGTATGACTTACACCAAGGAGTTCTTAAAGATATTCCTTTTGAACCTTTCAGTATCCCTTATCAAATCGAGGCAAAGTATAATCCAGACTTTGTGAACGAAGATAAGAAGATTCTATTTGAGGCTAAGGGACGGTTTGCAGATTCTAAGGAGGCGGCTAAGTATGTTCACTTTCGGAGATGTAATCCAAGTTGGGAACTCATTTTTATATTTGAAAGCCCCACACTGGCTTTCCCACATGCTAAGAAACGTAAAGATGGTACACGTAAAACACACGCAGAGTGGGCTACCAAGAACGGATTTCAGTGGTGTTGTCCTAAAACAATTAAAGAGGAATGGCTATGAAGTTACTACACTTAGACATCGAAACTAAACCCATGGTTGCATACGCATGGGGTCTTTGGAAACAGAACATTGCTATCAACCAAATCGTAGAGAGTGGTGCTACTATCTGTTGGGCAGCTATGTGGGACTCTGATAGGAAGATGAAGTTCGATTCTGTTCATAAGTCTTCTCACAAGGATATGTTGAAAGGCATATGGAACTTACTTGACGAAGCTGATGCGGTGGTGCATTACAACGGGACTAAGTTCGATATACCTACACTTAACCTTGAGTTCGCTAAGCACGATATGTTACCACCAAGTCCTTTCCATCAAGTAGACCTGTACTCAGTAGTACGTAATCGGTTCCGTAGTCCCTCTAATAAGATGGATTATATCTCTCAAGAGTTTAAGCTAGGGTCTAAGACAAAGCATATGGGTATGCAGCTCTGGACTGACTGTATGGCTGGTGATAAGAAAGCATGGAAGTTAATGGAGAAGTACAACCGACAAGACGTTCTTCTACTCCAGAAGTTATACAAGAAGTTATTACCTTGGATTAAGAACCACCCTAATCATGCGCTATTCAGTGAAGACCCACGCCCTATGTGTCCTAACTGTGGTAGCCACCACGTTGTTAAGAGGGGTAAGGAGACTACGCAAGTAGGTATTTATCAACGGTACTCTTGTACAAGTTGTGGTACACCAATACGTGGACGTACCTCTGTTATTTCTGGTAAAGAATATAAGGAGAAGCGTAAGGGTATCCTTACTGCAAGTAAATTATGAGTCTAACAACAACAGAAAAGATAGAACTTGTATCAGCTAGATATGACCCAGATGACATCGTAGATGCCTTGGAGTTAACAACTGAACAGGTACTGGAAGCATTCCCAGAAGTCCTAGAGGATAAGTGGGATAAGTTTACTGATATTGAAGATGAACTTGGGAGGTATTAGATGAGTGATGGAATGACAGAAGCCCTAGGTAGCCACAATCCAGTTAAGCACCCTCAGCACTATATGTTATTTGAAGGGATGGAGGCTATCGAGGCTATCCGTGAGCTCTTAACTGAGGAGGAGTACAGGGGTTACCTTAAGGGAAACATACTTAAGTATCGGTTTAGAGCTGGTAAGAAAGATAGGGTTGAACAGGACATAGCTAAGGCTATGCAGTATGATAGATTTTTAGGAGAAGTAACTTGACAGAAGAATACGGACCAACACTACCAATCTCAATTGAAATAGACACAATGAAGTACCGACAAGAGGGGGAGTCTCACCGTGAAAAATGTAGTCGCATCGGGAACACCCTTGCAGATGACCCTGTTCACTTCGTTAAGTGGAGGGAGATTCTTTTACCACAGCGATTCCTTCCAGCTGGACGAGTACAGTCTTCTATTGGAAGCCCTCGAAAGACCACCGCTTTTAACTGCTTCGTGTCCCAAACAATACCGGACTCAGCTAATGGCATCATGGACACTGCGAAGGATGCGTTCAATACCATGCGACTTGGAGGAGGCATTGGTTATGATTTCTCAACACTGCGTCCCAAAGGAGACCTTATTGTAAGTCTAGATTCTAAGTCATCTGGTCCTCTATCGTTCATGCACATCTTTGATTCTATCTGTGCCACTGTTAGCTCAGCTGGCCACAGACGAGGAGCCCAAATGGGTGTCATGCGTGTAGACCACCCTGACATTGAGGAGTTCATTGAGGCTAAGGCAAACAAGACAGACTATACACGATTCAATCTATCTGTAGCCGTTACCGATGAGTTTATGAATGCTGTCGTAAAGGGGACAGACTTTGAATTAAAGTTCAATGACCGTGTATACAAACGAGTAGATGCCCAGTACCTCTGGGATAAGATTATGAGGGCTACGTGGGACTGGGCTGAGCCGGGTATCCTATTCATTGACCGTATTAATGAGATGAATAATCTATACTATTGTGAGACTATTGCAGCTACTAACCCTTGCGGTGAGCAGCCATTACCACCATACGGGGCATGTCTACTAGGTTCCTTTAACCTTGTTAAGTACCTATTCGTTGACCGAGGTGGTAACTACAGGTTCGATTGGGATAAGTTTAAAGAGGACATCCCTGTTGTAGTGAGAGCTATGGATAATGTGGTAGACAATACCACCTACCCCTTACAGGAGCAGGAAGACGAAGCTAAGTCTAAGCGTAGGATGGGACTGGGATATACTGGCCTAGCTAACGCAGGTGAAGCACAAGGGCTTGTGTACGGTTCTAAGGAGTTTATTAGCTTTACTACTAAGGTAGGGCGGGTACTGGCTAACGAGGCTTACAGAGCCTCTGCGGAGCTCTCAAAGGAAAAGGGTTCATTCCCACTATACGATAGGGATAAGTTCTGTGAGTCTAAGTTTATTAAGAAATTGGATAAGGACGTACAAGAGCTCATTTATGAGCATGGGTGTCGTAACAGTCACCTTACTTCTATCGCACCGACAGGTACTATATCCTTATCTGCAAATAATATCTCTAGCGGTAATGAGCCTGTCTTCATGGTAGAGTTTGACCGTACAGTGCAGACTGAGGATGGACCTATCATTGAGACTGTCACTGACTACGGGTACCGTGAACTGGGGGTTACACCTAAGATAGCTAATGACCTTACGCCTGATGAGCACTTAGGGGTACTAATAGCTGGTACTAAGTGGGTTGATTCTGCTGTATCTAAGACTCTTAATATCGGTGATGATGTTACTTGGGATGAGTTTAAGGACATCTACATCAAGGCTTGGAAGGGTGGCTGTAAGGGGTGTACTACCTTTAGGGCAGCTGGTAAGCGTCATGGTATCCTTAATGCTAAGAAGGATGAGGATACTGGTGGAGAGGCTTGTTATATTGACCCAACTACTGGCAAGAAAACTTGTGAGTAAAGTTATACCAAGGGTATAAGTAAGGAGTAAGTGTATGCTAGGTGATTCAGTTGATAATGTTCTACACAATGTAGCTGATTGTATTGGCCGATTAAAGGCTATCTCTGAGAATAAGTCTCAGGATGTTCTTATTAAAACTGCCAAAGCTGATAAGCTATTAGAGAAAGCTGAGGTGGATAATCGGGAAGCTGAAAGGGCTACGGCTTTAGCCCGTAAATTTGAGGAGTTTATACAGTAATGCCTATCTACGAATACAAGTGTAAGCAATGCGGGGAGATTGAGGAGGCTATGCAGAGGCACTCTGACCCTCCGTTGGAGGTATGTAAGAAGTGTCATGGTCACCTAAAGAAGGTTGTTAGTTCTGGTGGATTTAATCTTAAAGGTAAGGGATTTTATAAGGGAGGAATGAACTGACTAAGCAGTATGACATTGAACCCCGTACGTGACTATCCTTAGTCCTGCGGGGTTTTCTTTTATGTGAAGTATAGCCCATTGTTGGAGGGGTTCTTCCATGCAAGCATAGACAGTCATTGTGTCAGGGGTACCTAGTAATACATAGCTTATAAAAAGTGCCTTGAACATACGGTGATACCCCTTACTACTTTCACGAAACCTATCTAGTCATTATCCCTCAACCAAGGTCCTACGATTGGTAGAGCCTCGCCAATCCCTGTAACATCCCCTTCCGTAAGTAGCTTAAATGCTTTCTCTGGGATAATTCCCGGAGGAGATACAGCACCAATAACACCGCTCAATGGGTCGCTTGAGATGTCATCTATCATGTATTTATTTGCACCAATGAATGATAGAAGGTTATCGATATAGTCAGACTCAATATCGAACTCAACATTTGGTCCTTCCCGAGCTATATCCTTAAACGCATCAATACCTGTATCAGCTGCTGAGAATAATATAGCCGCATGAGCTAATCGCTTAGTAGCTGTAGCCTTATCAGGTGCTTCGGTAATAGCCCTTCTCATGTAATCCAGACGTTTAATAGTAAATGACTTAAGCATGTATAACATACGGCCATTAGGGTTCTGAGCATACTTAAGAGGCATTTCCGATATAGCAATCGGCTGTACATCACTTAGTTCATGCCACAAGACTTCCTTAACCTTGTCAGGTATCCTACCTTCCTTCATATCTTTCTTAGTAAGTAACTTCAAGTCACGAGTCACTTCAAGTAACTCATCCTTAGTAAAGTAACCATTCCACTTATCATTAAACTCCTTAAAGTCACCTTCACGTTTCTTCTTAGACTTACCTGTAGTAGTTACAAGGTCTTTGTAATACTTTAGGGCAGCATTCATGTTAGTTTCTTTACCGAGCTTATCAACAGCCTTAAACCCAGACCATTTCAATGACCAATCAAGTGCCCTAGACGTAGCTGAGGGTGTAGCCACTAAATCTGTAGCAGCTGTAAGAATACCCATCATGTTGTTATCAACGTACTTAGGGCCAAAGATAGCCTTAGCTGTATTGAGATAACCAAACTTATGAGCAGCAAAGGCTAAATCACCGAACTGCGTAGCAGCTGCAAGTGGGTTACCAAGCAAGGACATATTAGTTACGTTACGGAACCGTTGCCACCCTTTGTGCATAGTGGCAGTTCCGGGTCCAAACCTAGCTGATAGTATTTCAATAACTTTCTGCTGGTCCTCAAAAGGAAGACCCTGTAAGTGTTTACCCACAATCGACTCAGCAGAGGATTCTAAGTCAGTGCCATCTACCTTGGGCTTACCTTTATGCCCCATGTCCTTAAACATCTTACGCATCTCTATATCATCGATAGTAGAACGTAAGTTTTGTAGGAGAGCTTCTTGAGGGCTGGCATAGAACTGACGTACCTCGTCGTCTAGCTCACCACGGATAGTACGTTTATGTACACCAGAACCTGTCTTGGCCTTAGCTTTACGAGCACGGCTACCATTGAAAGGTATACCGTCCAGAAGTGTCTCAATCTGTCTAGGGGTTAGTGGAACACCACCATTATCTTTCTTAGCTTTATTAAGGATATTCTTAAAGTTAATATCCTCAAGTTTAGCTAAACCATCAAGGTCAGATACAACACGAGGGAAGTAGGCTTTAGACCGCTTAAGGTCATAACCAGCAGTCTTTAACTCTTTATAATGGCCATCCAATATCTCCTTAACAGCCTTGTAGTCCTTAACAAGAGTCTCACCACCAGCTTGTTTAAGAGCTTCACGTACCTTCTTAGGGGACTCTGAGCTAAGTGCTCTATCAACAACCTTAAACATCTCAGGCTGAGTCTTCTGTAGTTGGTTTAGGGTATCTACAAAAGGGTGAACTGCACGGATAGCAGCCCCATACTTCTCGTGAGAGGTACGGTCAAAGTTTTTAACAGCCTTGTAGACAGGTGGAGCTATACGTTTAAGAGTGCTAGACATAGGCTCAAGGTATTCATTAAACCCCTTCCCAGCTTTAGCCATAGCCTCAGACGTAGACATCTTGAGGTCCTTGTACTTAGCAATATAACTAGCTGTCATATTACTTTCAAGGTCTTCCACATTTTGTCTAGCTGCCTTAACACTCTTAACATCTGGTTTACGTCCTGACTTAAGGATAGCCTTGGCTATACTCTCCTCAGTAGCACCCATTTGTTTATAAGCTAAGTCAATGGCACGAGCTTTGTTACCTTTACCAGTACCAAGGTCAGCCCAATGTTGACTGATTAATCGGTTAGCATTATCAATAGTAGAGTTAGCAGCCCTAGACTCAGCAGCACTTGAGTAAGCCTTGGTAGCCTTCATAGTACCTACTAAGGTACCAGATAGAGCTCCACCAAATAGGCCACCGTACATAGCATTAGTAAGCCTAGTCTGACCATTCTCCTCATCGACATAGCCAGTACCGCCATAAGCAGCACCTAGGGCAGCACCAGCCTTAATAGGATTGGCCTTAATAGCCTTCTCAGAGGCCGATGCTGCCTTTACAAGAGAGTTTAGCTTAGTTGCTTTAGCAAGGGCTAAGGGAGCTGCTACGGCTGTAATAGGGTCTGCTACAGCACCTACAATAGCACCACCAAGAGCATTACCACCGTACTCCTCAGAGGCATACAGTTGGTTCATTACATCTTGGTTAAACTTTTCTTCCTCTACATCTATACCAAGCATTTGCTTAGCACCACGGTAAGTATCAGACATCATGTGTCCCATACCTACGAAGAAGGCAGCAGTATCTTTATCTACTTCAATCTGAGCAGGACCAATACCTACGGTAGTAGGGAGGTTTTGAGCTACTTTAGTGTCTGCGGGCTTAGCGGTCTGTTCTTTAGGTTCAGCTGTAGAGTAATCGTTAGCTAACTCCTGCGCCATGTCCTTAGTATTAGTAGACGTACCTAGATACTCGGACGCTAGTTCATCAGCTATCCCCGTACTATCAATAGAAGGTGTACCCTCTGCAAGGTATTCCTCTGCCAATTCGTCAGCCATACTTCCCATTGTTATTTTGACCCACTGTATGTGTACTTATTGGTACTAAGCCAGTCAGTATTCTCTTTGAGCTCACGTCCCACACGTTCAAAGGCCATCTCTAGAGCTGTAGAGTGGTCTAAGACTTCGCCCTTCTTGGCTACAGCTTCCATAAGCTGTTTAGCTACAGAGATTACGTCTGTCTTGTACTCAGCAGTGTCATCAGCAGATAATTCTCCAAGATTTCCACTACCCTCAATACGGGGGTCCTTAGACATCAGGACTTCCATTTTAGTCTCGACTTCATCGGCTGTAAGAAGTTTAGGGGATAACTTACCCTTACCCTTGGCTTTAGCTTTGGCAGAGCTCTCCCATACCTTACGAGCTGCATCTTGGTAAGCAGGAAACATCTTCTCCACCTCGGAAAGGGCATTAACTAACTGAGCACCCTTCATCTTACTTAAGCGGTCAAACTCATCATCACCCGCATCAGAGGCCAAGTCTTTAAGACCACCTAACTGTTCATTCAAAGCTTTAGATAAGGCAGCTGGGTCATTCCCATACTTACCAAGCATGATAGAAACCAGACCCATCGCTTCATCGTCCTTACGCGCTTGTTCTTCTAGTTCAGTTTCGGAGTTGAACTTAGAAGTTTCCGCTTTAAGCTTCTCAACCGTAGCTTGGTCTTTCATTATAGTTGCGACTTGAGCTTGTTGAGCTTGATACTCTGACTCAAACCCACTACTACGTGCTATCTCTGCTCTTTCGGTGTCTGTAGCTCCTCTCCATGCAGGGTCAGCCTGTTGAGCTGTCCATTGAGAAGCCTTCTCTTGGGAGGCTAATAAACTCTCGGCTTCATTCTCCTTAGCTTGGAGAGTCTTATCCCTAACATCCTTCTCCGCTAGGTACTCAGCAGCCTTATTCTGCTCAGACTGAATCTGGAGGTCTCTAAGGCTCTGTTGTTGACCCATACCTGTGAGGGTAGCTTCTTCTAAACGACGCTTACGCGCCTCCTCTGGACGTTCTATGAACCCTTTACGAGCATTCTCGTAGAATCGCTCACCAGATGATGCTATTAGTTGATTTAAGTTAGGCATAATTATTGACCCCTATTCCAGTCATAAGACGAGGCAGGTTTAGCATATTGAGACAAAGGGCTTGGTCCTCGGTTAGAAGGGGGTAACTGGCCAAGGCCACTGTACTGTCTACCAATATCACCAACAGCAGATGAGATAGCCCCAAACTGACCAAGTGTACCAGCAGCTTGAGCCTGTCCAGTAGCACCAATAGCACTGGTAATACCACTTGTAGCATTCTCACGAGCTTGTATTTGTTGACCCGAAGCCTCAAGACCAATACTGCCTAAGTTAGCTTGACGATTGAGTACATCTTCATACTGACGACCATACTGGCCAAGTGAGCGGTCATAAGCAGACTGTTCAAGACCCACTTGATTAGTATAGTCAGAAGCAGCACGACCCCTTGCAGCAGCAAACTCTTGTGAGCCTAAGCGTTGTCCATAGTCTTGAAGACCTGCAAACCTTTCACCAGAGATACGTTTACCTAGACCAGCAAAGTTACGGTTAAGAGCACGTTCACCTTCACTCCGTCTAAACTCATATCCCGGGTCTTTGTACTGTTCAAACTCCTCAGCACCAAACTTAAACTGGTCTGGGAGATTAGATTGGATAAGACCCTCATAGTCACCTTGTCGATTAACAAGGTCCTGATAAGACTCAAACCCCTCAAGGCCAGCTTCACGGAAGGGGGCTAAGTCTTTACGAGTTTCATCAAACTGCCTGCGCTCCTCCCGTATCTTATCTCGCTCTGCGTCAGCAGCTTGGTCTGAGGCTTTCTTAGCACCAAAGGCACCAATAACACCACTGACAAGACCACCTAAAAAGTACTTAGGCTTAAGTGGAGCTGTTGCTAGGTTAATTATAAATTCATATGGTGTAGTGTACATATCTAACCCTTCTGTTCAAGGTACGTAGTTGCTATAGGAAGGTTACTAATACTTTGCATAACCTTCCCTAGGTCTTGATTATCGGACTTCATTTCATTACGGAAGGACTCTATAGCACTTCCTGTTCTTATTTGCTTACCTGTATTCTCAATAATTAACTTAGGTAAGATAGCCATGGCACAATAGGATTGGTTAATATCCTTATCAGTCTGCGGGTCCTTACCCGCTATCTCGGTGTACCAAGCACATCTTAGGATTTTACCATCCTGAATATCCTCACACTTTGAGCCAAGTGGACAAGTAATTTCTGTTTCAATACTCATTAATCTTTAGTCGCTATAATCATTTGAGCATACTTAACCTGTAGGTCAATGTTATGTGTGTGGCCATCTCCACTACCAGCAGAACCAGAGTCCTCAGAACCCTGTGTTCGACCCGAGCCAGTATCCAAGGTGCTACCACCACTTAAGTAGGTAGTGTATGTATGAGTATGCGCTGGCATTTCAGCAATGGTTAGTACATGTGAGTCAGTGGCTGTTCTACCATAGATTGTACTAAAATCTACTGAACCACCTGTAGAACCGCCATTAGCACTTGTCTCTGTAACAATCTCAATAGCGTGACTGGCAAGAGCATCACTACCTGTCCAGCCTGTAGGTGCAGCAGCTTGATAGAATACCATGGCTGTCCCAGCTGGGAAGTTATCAATAACGTCATCTGTACTAGCGAAAGACTTACCTTCAAGGCCACCGAGAGAACGAGTGATGTAGTTCCACTTACCACCAGTAGAATCAGTCTGGATAGTAGCTGTGCTGTACTGTGGGATAGTAAAGGATGTAGCACCATCCTCCATTGTATCAGAACCACCACAAGTAACTGTTACAAGACCTGCTCCAATGTTCTTAAGCACAACAAGGAAGTCAGAGATTTGAGAATCGTTATTACCATCTAAGGTTGAGATAGCAGTAAGAGTTACAGCAATTGGTGATACATTACTATACTCAATAGTCTTATTCTCATCGGTGTGGTCAATCGTATGAGAAGTACCTGTAACGGACTCATTGATACCATTCAAGGTATCCCAGTTGGTATCACCTTGAGCTTGTGTTAATAGTGCGCCTGCACCTTGTCTTGTTACTAAAGCCATTTCTTATGAGCCTCCATTAAGCTGAGTAAGTTCAGCAAGGTAATCTTCTTTAGCTAGGGATATGATTGAGACACCATTTTCTGGAAAGGTATCGTTTGCCTTACCATATACCCACTCGGTTTCTTCCAACTTAGAATCATCATATGAATGTTCATATGCTTCTACCATTATTTCTTGAGCATTGTACCCTTCTGGGTATGTAAACTTTATACCACCACCAGCTATTGATTTAGTTACTGATACTTTTAAGTACTTCATATTGGTTCCTTACTAGCAGCTAATCCGTAGCCACCATTAGTTGGAGATGTTAATGTAAATAGTAGGGTATTAGAAACCCCGTCAAAGTGGTAAATCTTTCCATCTATGGTGGAGGCTACAAATAGGTCTTTCTTATTGAAGGTTATACCGGAACTACCACCTCCACTTGTTATGGTAAAGTCATTTAAAATCGTATTTGTAAACCCATCATGCCTTCTTATACGATTAGTAGTCTGATATGTCAATATATCATCATTATTATCCGAGGCTATATCTTCTATATTGTACGTCGTATTCAAGTTAGAATCTAAAGTGCCTGATAGACCTACAAACTTCCTGATTCTCCTAGGCTCTCCAGTGATTTGTCGAATCTGAGTAATATGTAAGTTCCCATCAATAACTGTTACTCCCCGCGGGGTGGTGCTTGTAAAAGTGGTAACATAGAAATCAATAGTACTTGTTTCTCCGATGAAGAAGTAGGTACGAGGGTCATTACGAAACTCCATGGCTCCTAAACCACCTTCACTCCTACAGAGTTTTCTAATAGTTGTTCTAACGGTTGGGGTAAAGGAACTGGCAATCGTATCTGTGAAGCCCTGATGTATACTTACCTTATCTGATAACCCTAACGAGATAAGATGCCCCAATCCACCAGCCATTGCATGGTACAGTGGAAACATTAAACTAAGTCACCAAACAAAGCCCAAGCATTAGGAGAGCCAGCGGTAGTCTTAAGTATAGCACCAGATGAACCCTGTACACTTAAACTCAGTAAACTATTAGCAGATAATATAGTATCTGAACCTTCCTTAGCTACTGTAACTTGCCCAGCACCCTTATTAATAATAACACACTGGAAACCTTCGGCTATTGTCTCAGTACTTGTCTGAGGTAACGTAAGGGTTATAGCAGAAGCATTATCTAGTGTAACAACCTTACCGTTATCTGTACCTACTAATGTGTATGTTGTACCAGTCTGGGCATTAATATTAGAACCATGTCCAGATAGGTTATCATCATCATCAATAAGGACACCTGAATCTTGAGGTAAGTCGCCAGTAGTTCCATCCCAACGCATTACTGCGTTATCTGTAGATGAACTTATCTTCTTAACCTGAGCATCGTTAGTTACGTTATCTAAGTCATCAGGTGATAGTGCAGGCTCTACAACTAAGTGCCATGTAGTACCATCACAAAATAACTGCGCTGCATCATAGTTATCATCAAGAGTTATTGATGCTGCCCCATCAATATTATCAGATGAAGCAATAGTGACTGTGCCAGCAGCTGTTACTCGCTTGATGTAGTAAGATATATCCTCACTTACATCAGCACTTGGTAGCGTTACTGTTACATTGCTTGTGACTATGATGATAGCTTCTTTATCTGCCGTAGTATCAGCCGACACCTCAATATGAGATAGATGCTTATTTAAGTCATTTGACTCCTGCATGGTACTAAACCATGTCTTCCAAGCAGGATTATTAACATCATCTACTGTAGAAGGTGGAGGACTGACCTTAGAATTAGAAGCCACTAATGGTCACCTACCGTAACATCAATCTCAATATCATCAACATACAACTGGTCTGCACCAGAGTAATCGATTTGGTAATTACGTTTAGTAAACTTGCCCCCACGCCTAGCTATATTTCGTCTACTTGTATCCATAGTACGGCCATCAGTGAAGGTACCATCTTGTTCAGCACCAGTAGACCACTTCAATGTCATTGTCTGTGACGTAGGTGTTTCATCAATAGTTGGCTTAGCTGTATGTTGGAACTTAAGTTTATTAGTATCCCCATCCCAATCACCTGTCCTAATACCTAGGTCAATTGCAGATGAGTTATCAGGGGATGTTAAACTAAAGTAACCTTCTTCAAAGACATCATCTTCAAAGTAACCTGTGAAACCCAAGATGGTATCGAGAGGTATCATATTATCACCGAGGGTAATTACATCACCATTCGCCATAATACCCTCACCAATACGAGCACTAGCTGTTGCACTAGAACCACCTGTACGCTTAGTCCATGCCATCAGGGGGAATACTGTATTACCGTTAACAGCAGTTGTCCATACACCCCAGAGCTTAGTCATAGTATCAAATACAAGAGTCTTCTCAGGTGCAATAGCTGGAGTAGCCTCTGTAGATAAACTGTAAACAGTTAGGATATAGAACAAGTGACCTTGGGCATTAAAACCAGTACCAACAATACGCAGTTCTTCTTTGGTTACGTTATGGTTAATGTAAGAACCAATTGTATCTGTAGATACTTTCTCTAGTCCATAGTTCTCTAACTTATACACACCCAGTGAGCCACTTGGGTCAGAACCTACAAAGTAAACTAAGTCCCCGTTCTCCCAGACAGATAGGCCATCACCACAACCTGTATTATGGAATATATCTTGTCGTCTGTTTAGGGGTGAGCCAACCTTATTAGCAGCATCATAAAAGAACTCTACAGTACGAGTACCGAAAGCTACAATACCATCTTTGTGCCTACCTAAGTAAACACCTTTATCTGCATTACGTTCTGCTGTGATGAAACCAGTAGCAGGAAATGAATCTACATTGTCTAGGGCACTGTTGTAGATAATACCAGTCTCATCCATTACGAACCAGTAGCCATCTAGTACTGCCCCGCCATGTACAAGTGTAGATGGGAAGTTAGTAGGGGCATGTGCAGATAACGAATGACTTGTATTAATCTTCTTAGCATTATTATTCTCAGCATCCACCAACATCAGTACAGGGTTACCACCACTGTCTTTGGACTCATGGAAAGATATACGCTCTGTACCAGCTGAGATAGTACCTACTGTAGTACTGTAGTTATTACGGTATACTGTATCATTCTCTACAAAGTAAAGAGTAGTATTCTCTTCCCAGTAGTAGACACCACGACCCCTATCGTCAAGACCGCCAGCCGCTACAGCATCCTCGAATATATCGATAGATGGTCTTTGTGTTACTTGAACCTTATCACCAAGTTTCTGTACTACACCATTGGTAAGTCCAGAGACATACTCAGTGATACCCGCACCACTGAATGCCTTGATAATGAAGTCAACAACAACAGGTACTTTTGTAATAGGCATTAACGACAGTCCGGTGCTAAGTAAATAGAAGAATCCTCTTGGTCCCAGTCCAGAACCTTATCCTTAACAAAGGTAGCTTCTTCATGTAGTAATTGTCTTTCAAGACGAGGCAGACCATATTCAGGGGCTAAACGTGTAGCTAATCCATACTTAATAGCCTCATACCACTCAGAAGGAAACTCAAAGGAATCAGTACTTGATACATCCATATCATCATAAGGCTTATGGTATAGAATCTCTAAAGTATTATCAGCTGCAAAGGTAGCATCTGGAGCTGGCCATACGTTAAGTACACCATCATCCAATTGAAGGTCATAGTAATAGTTTACAGGTGTACCTTCACTGTCCTTATCAGATAGAGTCCAGTATTCCTCACGACTCATCTTAATCAAGACAACATCCGTAGCAGTCGCTGTAGTACGTCGGTACATATCGATGATACGCATTGGACGAGAACCTACTACATCACCAGATGGATTAGTAACACCCAAGCTATACTGATACTGACTCTCGACAGGAGTAAGGCTCTTTGTACGTACTTGCCAGAGCTGTAGACCATCTGCTTGCCAAGCCTTAAGCATGATGTTAAGGGTTATAACTGCTTGGTCTATTTCAGCTTGTGTTGGGTCTTCATCAATTGAACCGACACCAATCAAGCGGAGAGATGCCTTAACAAGGTCATCACGTTTTATCTCGTAATCTGTTGAAGCTGTTAGTGCCATTTATAACTCCTAGTATTCTACAAGGATTGGTCGATAGTGTACGTGTATATGGTCACCCTCAACAAGCACGTAATATTCTTCTCCTAGAGCTTCCTCTAGTTTGGTACGGATATTATCCTTAGTGACAATAGACATCTGGGTACCAGTTCGGTCAGCCCAAGTTCTAAGGTCAATAGCCCTACCCCCTGCGTGTTCAGACTTCCTCTTGTGTTTACCTTCAATACCAGATGTAACACAGAATACGTGTCCGAACCCAAGGTTTGACCAGATGTCATTAGCTACAGCTACGATTAACATAGCTTGAGGGATTACCCCGTGCAGCCTAACACCTTTCTTTATCTTAATCATTACTTAAGTAATCCCTTCTCAACATAATCTACGAGGGGTTTACGACGAGCTTGTTCGTTATGTACTTTATCTATGACAATCTTAAGGTCGGATAATATATCTTTGACTTCATCCATCGTCTTACCTAGCTCACTCGTTCGTAGTTCTAATACTCGTACCCGTTCAACAATCGGCGGGTCTGTATCAAGGGTCCTGACTACGTACCAAGCCTGTCCTAGACTTACTGTTAGGTTAACCCCTAGGGCTACCATAACACCAATCATAACTCTCTCACTCATATGCCAACTCATCATTAACCCTTTATTTATTGTTTAGTTATTAGATAGTATTTTAATCTTTACAATACGAGGGGCTGTGCCTGATGTAGGCCCACCAATAGCAACACAACCGTCTACGCGGATATTCACAGTGTTACCATTTGAGAATGATAGGTAAGCAAGTTCCATTAAGGTAGAGCCATTATCACCAGTCACCATACCTCGGTCTGATAGAGTACATCCTTGGTCAGGTACAGGGCTATTGAATATTAAGGTATGGGCACCAGTATCACGTATTGAGATTTGTTCTACCTTAATGCCATTCAAATTAGCAGGTAAGGCATATACAAGTGTAGTAACAAATAAAGTTAACGAGGCTAATAATGTTTTCATGTTATATCTCCGGTTATCGTTTGTTCTTTAGTTTAGATTTAAGTTTACCCTTAGCACCTTCTTTGACTTGCTCAGGGCTTGCTGGTATAGCGGTCTGTATAGTGAACTCCTCAATGAGAGCCTCAATAACAGGTGAGTTAAGCATAGCATCTGCGTACGCATCGTCGATAGCATCTAGGGCTTCTGTTGTAAAATCAGCCGTAGGGTCTGGGTCACCAGCTTGAGGTTTATAACGGTCATTACCTTCCTCATCCTGAACAGGCACAGTATACTTAAAAGAATCAGGAATACTTCTTACAGACGCACCTTCATACAAGTGTGATACCATCTGCTCATCTTTATGTGTGGCGATTATAATACCACCTTTAATTATCAACTGCATGATTTTTCCTTATGACTTGATATAAGACTCATCATTACCAACCGTATTAATCGCTGGTGATGCGTCAGTAGTATTACCAGAGAAGGTTGTCGAAGCTATACTTATGTACCCGCCGTATAGTGCGTAAGCCCCTGTGGTGCAGTTTGATACCTTCGCTCCTGTGCCACAATGGAACTTACCAAGTTGAGAATAAATCCCTGTTGTACAACCGGATACTCTGATTGCTGCACCTGACTTGAATACTGCACCTTCAAGTACACTAAATCCCGTTGTGCAGCCCGACACTCTTGAAGTGTTACACTGTACGGATGTACCATTACTAACAGAAATGCCTGTAGCGCAGCCCGATACACATAAGCCCGTGCCCTTTGCCGTTGAGCCAGAATTTGTCCATAGACCAGTATTAGCGTTTGCTATCCCAACTGTATTATTCTCGAACGTAACGTGAGAGCCGTTGCTCTCCAGTCTTACGGCTGCATTTGCCCCCGCCCCGTTTCCTACAATAGCCATCTTCCCTATTTGACCTAGTTTACGACCATGCTCAATCCTGAATATCCCGAAGAAATGCTCGGTTGCTTGCAACACTGTCTTTAGAACATTGATTGTTCCTGTAATTGCGCCAGATGGGGCAGTGGCTGTTTTACTTGGGACAGTAAGAGTTATTTGTGTTCCACTAGGCACAGCTGTAATTTCAAAACAACCCGCCATATCATCAGTATTAGTACCGCCCGATGGACTCGCAAATCTCACAAAGTCACCTATCGCAGCGTTTGTTGAGTCTGCTACATTACACACAACAGACCATGCACCAGCAGACCCAGAGGATGAAGCTACACTAGACATTGTTAAATCATGTGTATTAGTACCCATAATATGAATACGGTCACTATTGGGGTGCGTGATATATTTTTCTGATGCCACATTAAACGTCCCATCTTCAAGTAAAATAGTGACGGTAGCTGAGCTGCTTATTTCCACTCCATCTAGAGAGTCCAGCGCATCAGATACATTTGTATAGTCACCTCCTGATGCCATAACATCAATTGTAGTGTCCGTATCGATGGTGGGGTTACTAATACGTTTCCATACGGCTGCGCCAGTAGATATATCTAAGCAAACATAAGCATTGTCATTAGTCACATCAATCCACTCAGAACCTACAGAATAGCCTTCGGTGGTGTCATTAGTTTCATCTGGAGCTGCTGTAGCTACTAGGTTATCCTTAACAGCCTCATAAGTCCCCGCTCCAGTTCTACGTAACCGCCCTGTCTGAGAACCAGAGAAGTCGCTGTCCATTACAGCATTTGCAGCTTCTACATTAGTAGCATCTGTTACATCAGCTAGTGCTTCGATACCGTCCACTTTTGTCTGTAAGGCAGAACCAGCTAATCCAGCAGGGGTGATAGTTCGCCCTGTATCTGTACCAGTATCTACCTCAGCAATAGTAGCCAGTTCTACTATACCTGCTACAGTATCAGAAGCCGCAGCTTCATCTCCTGTGTTAGTTCCAGTTATAGCATCTAGCTTAGTTTCATCAGCCGTTGTAAAAGATGCTGTAGTTGCATCAAGAACTGCACTGTGAGCTTGTACATCTGTGTTAATCTCTAACCCTAAGTTAGCCCGTGATGTACTCGCACTAGCTACATCGGAAAGGTTATTAGCAGACTCTAAATCACCAGCCTGTGCAGCTGAGATTTGGTCCTCTAAGTCGGTGAAGTTAGCATCTAACTCATCCTGTGTTAGAGGAGCACCCTTTGTACTTCGTTTAGTAATTGCCATTATTCAAGTCCTACGTAGTCTGCTTCAACATATAAACCAGCACCTAATTCACCACCCTCATCTATAACATAAGGGCTAAGGGTAGCTGCATCATCATCGTATCGTACCCAAGGTACAGTTGTATCTTCTTTAGGCATACGGAACAGGTCAGATGGATGTCGCTTCTCATAATCCTTCTTACATACGTACAAGCCATCCCATCTCTTTTGGAGTTTAGATGACTTGAACTCAAATCCGCACACATCACAAACGGCATTCCATTCTTTACGTACACCTCTAGTTCTCTTCATAAGAAGTCTTCATCCCATTCGTCCCAAGCCCTACGAGTATTGATTGCAATAAACTCACACCACTCAGGAGACTTAAATACGGTTGAGTGTCCACTTATACTGGGCAACCCAACTGTGTACTTTTCAGAGTAATTAGTAACAGTCTGGTCTTCTCCAGTATACCCTGTATTACCTTGGGCACCCCAGTTATGGAAAGGGATCCACTTAGCTGTTTCTGTAGCGGAGTCATCCTCATTGTAGTACACATGGGTCCAGTCACTAAGGGGGCCTGTGTCACTATCTAGGGCTGGGTTTATAAATACAAGGCCAGCAAACTCACAATCTATAGAAGCCCGGTATAAGATGTCGCACCCATTAGAGTGACCAACACCTATATCACCTTCCTGTACAATGTCAGCTATCTTGTTAGCTGTCCATTGGTTTAAGAAGCGAACACCAAGGAAGAACCTCCAGCCATAATCATGTTCAATTATATCAAACCCATGTTTCTCTAGGTGAGGGATTAACCTATCGATAGTTTCCTTACCATCATCAAAGACATTAAAACCATGTACGATATGAGCAGTAGGCATATTAAACCTTTAAGTCTTTAGTTGCTAGGAATAGGGGAAGTGTCAGAGCACTTGAGTCAGTCCATACCTCTGCTGGGATTTCATCAAAGTCTGTTGATAGTGCTTCTTTAACAGCAGCAGCTATCTGTATGGCACTAGGGATATTTAGATCACCTAGATCGGCCTGAATCTGCGTAACAATAGATGCAACCTTGACAGGGAAGAACGGCTCAAATGTTTCTGGTACAGCGTAGGCTGTTTCATAGTCATCTGAGAATAACGCACCTGTAATAGCAGTCTGTCTAGGATCAACAATCAACCGCCAACCGTTTTGAAGGAAATAAATATCACCAGCAAATTCAGAGTCTACTGTAGGATCGCCACCGATAGTTCGGATAGCAACATCACCAAGACCTGCATTAGTATTAAGGTTAAACCATTCCTTGTAGTCGGAATAAACGTCAGACTTAATATTTAACTCAGTAACGTCAGTACCAACAATAAGGTGCTTATTTATAGGGTCAACCCTAATTTTATGGTTAAGTAACCAATATTCCCAGAATGATTCCGCAGCATGAAACATTAGCTATCAATCTCAGCCACATTAATTGAGCCGAAGAAGAATGATTTTGTACCAGCCTGTAGCGTTACACCTGCTGTTGCTGTTTCAGATGTAAATGATGTAGTGCTGCCATCAATTTCCTCTACTGTGAGAATAGTCGAAGTCACATTGGTAATAATGTAGTAACCATCATTCTGATTTGTGTCGCTGTTTCGTACATACATCATTTGACCAGCTACAAAACCTTCTGTATCAAAGTCTGTTCCTGCTGTTTTTGTAATGGTGTTACCTGCTGCCGCAAAGGTACAAGTCCAATCTGTTGCATCAGAACCGCCAATAATAGTTTCCATGTTCCAGCAGGTAAAGGAATAGCCATGAGTGCTTTGAGTAACACCATCAGCATCTAAATGGATATGCTCTTTGCGATAATCAAATACATCGGTAATATCTATATTCTCTGTGCTGTTAGGCGGGATAGCCCACATGCCTGTTTGAGTGCCTCGATTATCCATATCTAAGAACGCATCTTCGGTGTACTCAAGACTAGATTCTGTGTGGAAAGAACTCCAAGTAGGTGAGCCAATAAACTTAGCGTCACGTCTTGCTTGAACCCACATCGTGCTTGAGCCTTCGTTACTCATAGATAATCGAGTAGGAATAGCCACTTGCCTATTGGTGACACCGTTAACAGTTAGTGCTGGACGTAGTGCGAATAAAACACGCCCCGGATGCCAATTCATAATAGCTTTCTTGTACTTACCGCCATCTTGCTTTTCATTTGCGCGAATATGTCTAAAGTGAACCGACTCATTAGGCTGGAACTTACCCTCAGTCGATACCACAGAACACCAAACACGCATTTCAGATGTTGATCCAGTAGCTGCTGTATTCACAATCCCATAATGGACGGGTAAAGAGCCAGTACGCATATAAGGTGCTGTATTAACATTGGCATTATTGAACTCATGGCAAGTATAACGAGTGCCATTCATTATTACGCCAAACCGAACGCGACCTGCGCCTAACCATTGCAAGTCAATCCAGTAGATGTTGTTTTTAGATACGTCTAATGTGAGGCCAGTAGGGTTAAACTCTCCCGCTTCCCCATTCATGCGGTCAATATTCCAGTCATCCTGATCAACAACAAGGTCACTAATAGTGGTGCTGCGAATCATAACTTGTAGCGTGGTATCTTGTAGCCTAAAGAAAAGACCATCAGTAGAATCGCCATAACCCCATACACGTGTAACGTCTGCTTTACCTGTATCACCAATAGCCAATGATTGTTGCAATAATTGTGATTGCCCTAATTCATACTTATGGTACAAATGGGTAGTCATAGCGGCTCTGTCGCCATCTGCTGTTGTAGTGGCAAGTAAATTTGCGCCATGCGCTGGAATATGGGTTATAGTTGCCGCTCCATCTTCTTCTATATCCCACTCAAGAGGGCTTACCGCATACTTGCTCAGGTATTCGCCTAAGAAGGTAGCCTCTGATATTTGTTGCCTACCGAACGCATCAAAGCCCGGGCTACCACCAGCAAAAGTAACTTTAGCCGCGTTTTCATCCGTGATTTCTAGCGTATTAGTCATATTACTACCACCAGCTATGACGTTCTGGGGGAAGTAATAAACAGACCTTGTTGTAGAGGAAACCGTTGCGTAAGTCTGGGCATCAATAATTATATTCTCGCCATTCACTAAAGCTGGAGTTGCGGGAACAGGCTCATTGATACGAATATGTAACTCACCGGAAGCAGTAGTCCCGTCTACCTCTACAATAGTGCCTGTCCATGTAGATGTAGAAAATGAAACGGCTAAATTTTCCGCAAAATCAATCGTGCCATTCTCGTAATAACATTCAATCATTACTGATGAAGGTGCTTTCTTGCCTTGCCCATCAACAGGGAACTGGACAAATCCGTGAGTATTACTCATATTTAAC